GACATGTTCGATGCTCTCGATGCAAAACTGCGGCGCCTTGCAGCCGCCGGCGAGCTCGATGGTCTCAGCAATGCGGCTGCGCTCACGAAAGCCGCTAAGGCGGTGGTGGAGACCTTCGGAAGTCTAGCATCAAGCAAGGCCGCCGAGGCCAGCGAGAGCAAGCCCAAGCGGCCACGGCCGAAGGCAGAGACGAAAGCTGCACCGCCGACGCTCACCGACATTCCTGCCGCTGGCGACCAAGAAATCGCCCGCAGCAAATTCGCCGAGCTTGATAATCTCGAAGGCGAGGAACTTGAAGAGGCGGTTGCCAGACTCACGCCTGCCGAGCGGCGAGCGTATGAGGAACTGCAATGAAGATTATCGACATCAAGGTCGGAGAATCTGTCTCAATCGAGTTTGGTGAACAGCGGGTGGATATTATTCCGCAACACAAGTCTGGTTCTCGTATGCGTATCGGCATTGAGGCCGACAAGAGTGTGCGCATTGGGAATACAAAATCGCTACTTGAGAGCGGTCTTGTTGACACATCTACGACGTAGGCGGTAGCATACGCTCCCAAGGCCAACAATCGGCCTTGGGGGCTGCCGCCTGAAAGGCAATGGCATGTTCAAGAGGACTTCCCGGCTAAGAAAATAATCTAGGAGGGAAATCCTATGGCAGTCACCATTGTCGGCCTTGGCGACCCCAAGGCAATCAAAAGGTGGTCGAGCTCACTGGCTGTTGACGTTGCCCGTAAATCGTACTTCTCGAAGAAGTTTATGGGTAAGGGCGCAGACGCGAGCACTCCGATTCAGTTGTTCAACGAACTGGAGAACGACGCTGGCGACCAGATTACGTTCGACCTGTCCATGCAAATCGCAATGCAGCCGATTGAGGGCGATGACGTTCTCGAAGGCAAAGAAGAAGACCTGAAATTCTACAGCGACTCACTGTACATCGACCAGATGCGGTGCGGCGTGAATACCGGCGGCAGGATGACGCGCAAGCGCACCCTGCACAATCTCCGTGCTATCGCCCGTAAGCGTCAGTCGGAATGGTGGGCGCGTGTTCAGGATGAGCTCATCTTCATGTATCTGTCCGGCGCACGCGGAATCAATCCCGATTTCGTGTTCCCGCTGAACTATACTGGCTTTGCGAACAACCCGCTCACCCCGCCCGACGCAAATCACATCATGTATCCGACCGGCGCCAACTCCAAGGCGACGCTGACGGCCGCGCACAAGATGGATTTGTCGCTCATCGACAAACTGGTTGCGCATGCAACGATGATGGGCGGCGGAACTCAGGAAGTACCGCAGATTCAGCCGATTGAAATCAACGGCGAGAATCATTACGTGCTCCTGATGTCTCCGTGGCAGGCATACGACCTTCGCACCAACACGAATGCCGGCCAGTGGCTCGACATCCAGAAGGCCGCAGCAGCCGCAGAAGGGCGCAACAACCCCATCTTCAAGGGCGCTCTCGGCATGTACAACAATGTCATCCTGCACGAGCACAAGGCTGTTATTCGGTTCGACGATTACGGCGCCGGCGGCAACGTGCAGGCAGCCCGCGCGCTGTTCCTTGGCGCTCAGGCATGCGCAATGGCATTCGGTTCCCCGGGGACCGGCATGCGCTATCAGTGGCACGAAGAAACGCGGGACAACGGCAATCAGGTGGTTATCACTTCCTCTGCTATTTGGGGATGCAAGAAGTGTACGTTCAACGGCACTGACTTCGGCGTCATTGCTGTTGACACCGCAGCACAGCAGCCCGCATAAGGAGGTAGTGAATCATGGCACTTATTAAAGGGCAGAATATCGACCGCAGCCGCCCCGCCGTTTCCACCGATGACTCCGATGTTGTATCGGTCATCGGGCGGCATACGGTGACGGCGGCAGAGGCAGCGGCAGCAGCGGCTGGCGATGTCATCCAACTGGTCAAGCTCCCGGCGGGCTCAAAGATTGTCGATGCAATCGCGTACTCGTCGGCGGCCGAAACCGGAACCGCAGATGTTGTCGAACTGACGGATGCCGCCGGCGCGGCCATCCCGACCTCGACCATTGTTGCGGCCGGGGCAGTTCTGGACGGCGCGCTGCATCGTCTGGACAGTCCGCAGGCACTTGACCTGTCACCGCAGTCAACGGAGACCTACGCCTCCGTTGTCTTGGGTGCGGCAACGCCGAGCCTGACGGCGGGAACAGTCATCAGCCTTGAGTTGCGTTATCGCAACAACTGGCTCGGAGACTGATTCGCGGCAATGTGAGAGAGGGGAGGGCAATCCTCCCCTCTTTTCGCATAAAAACACTCAAGGGGAGATACCATGCTAATTGAACGCAAGCTGAAAACACCGGGCGGAACCGTGGTCGAGATTGACGGGGAAGAATACCATTTCAAGCCGCAGAACGGCGACGATGACAACCCGCACGTCTGCGAAGTGAGGAATCCGGCGCACATCAAGCTCCTGCTCGCCGTTGATGATGGCGAAGCCTATGTCGAGGTGCCGTCGAGCACGCAGCCAGCGAGCGATATTCCGAGCGAGTTCGATGGGATGACGAAGGCGCAACTGTGCGAACTGGCCAAGGAAGAGTTCGGCGTCGAGCTCAAGAAGAACAAGGCTGTCCGCACCCTTATTGCGGAGATTATGGAACTCCGCAAAGAGCGCGCTGAACAGCAATGAATCTGCCGGAGCTCATCGCCGCTGCAAGGGCAATGCTCGACGACCCCGATGTAGGGGGCGACGAGAGAGACTTGCTCTGGAGCGACGATGAGCTCGTCAGGTGGATAAACGAGGCGCAGCAGGAGGCGGCCAGACGCGCCTACCTCTTGTTCGATGACACATCATCCATAACACAGGTCCAGATTGACTCTTCGGGCAACAGGTTCCCTGTAAACCAGCGCGTCATCAGGGTCAATGGCGCGCGCCTTATCGGCGGCATTCACCCATACCTTATCCCGGCAAACGAAGACGAGTTGGATATTCGAGACCCGCAGTGGGGCAAACGCCAAGGTGAGCCGACGAGATACGTCAACCGAGACAAGCATATCCTTCTCGACAGAATCCCAACTGGCCCCGGCGTCATCCAACTGGAAGCCTATATCCTTCCGTCTGAGCTTGCCTTGGGAGTGAATGAGACGCTGGACATAGACCCTCAGCACCATGAGGCATTGCTTTATTGGGTGAAGTATCGCGCCTATGACAAAGACGATACAGAGACGAAGAATGCCGAGAAATCAGCCATCGGCAGCAATCAGTTCACCTCACGATTTGGACGCAGAAGGGATGCATCAGAAGAGGTGACAATACGCTCTGCGCAGGCTAGGCGGTCTGCAATCCACTGGTTCTGATGGCTGTCGAATTTCAACCGATTATCTTTGGGCGCTCGAAGGGCGTTGACAACAAACACGACCTTGCCGGCCTCGACTATCTGAGTGTTGGCGTCAATGTTGATATTGACGCGAACAACAAGATAAGGAGAAGGCGTGGCCACAATGTTATCCTGAGCGGCGACATCCACAGTCTTTGGTCCAATGGCGATATTTGCCTATTCATTGAAGGTGGCAACCTAAAGAGGCTTCACAGCGACCTCCAGACAGTCGAGGTGCTTGCGCCTGTCAAAGGGCCATGCGCTTACCTTTCGGCCATAGGGAAAGTCTATGTGACAGACGGTTCATCCGGGCTTGTCATTGAGGATGGGGTGGCTAGGAAGTGGGGGGTGGATAGCCCCCCACCGCCAGATGTGGCTCCGGCCACGGGTGGGATGAGGGCAGGCAGGTATGGTGTATGCCTGACTCATGTTATGCCGGACGGAAGGGAGAGCGGGGCTTCGACCCCCGTGTTTTTTGAGGGAAGCGGCGGCATCGCCGTGTCCGGCATAACTCACCCACCTTCCGGTTTTGTCAGGGTGTATGTGACACCTCCAGATGGCGATACATTCTTCCGCGTGGCAGAGCTCCGCAACGGAGAGGCAACCGTCACATATACTGGCGCCACCTCTGACATTCCGCTGAGGTTTCCGTATCTGTCACCGCCACCGGCAGGACACATGCTGTGCTATTTCAACGGGCGGATTTATATCGCGGTTGGGAACTTGCTTTATTACACCGAGGCATATCAGCCTGAGAGATGCGATATTGGCTACAGCTTCTTCCGCATGAATGGCAGAATCACCATGCTGATGCCAGTAAAGGATGGCCTTTGGGTTTCCGATGGGCAGATATGGTTCCTCCAAGGCTCAGGGCCGGAAGAGTTCAGCAAGATGCTCAAGGCTCCATATAACGCAGTTGAGGGAACTGCATGCAGAATAGACGGAAAGTACGTTGATACACCCGGCGACGGCGTGATTGTCACAACCGAAATGGGCATCTGCGTTTGTGGCAATGGCGGCTCATTCAAGAACGAGACAGAGGACAGGGTGGCATTTGCGGCCGCAAAACATGGAGCCGGCCTTGTTCGCAGGCACGATGGTATGGTGCAATACCTTGGCATTGTAAATGGGGATGACGGAAGGCCCGTAAACACATATAATCCGCAAGTAGGACAAATCGAATACAGGTAGGGAGGAACACTATGGCAATTCGACTTTCAACAGGTCTGCGAAACCAGCTTCTTGATACCGGCTCGCTCAAAACCATCTTCACGAACGCGAAGCTGGAATACTTCACGGGCGCGCAGCCGGCGTCCGCTGACGACGCAGCGACAGGAACCAAACTTCTCACCATCGACAACACGACCGGCATCAACTTCGAGCCTACCGCAGTCAATGGCACGCTGAGCAAACTGGCAACCGAGGTGTGGTCGGCCACCGCCGCCAACTCCGGCACGGCCGGATGGTTCAGACTTTCATCGCTGGCCGACGCGAATGCGGCATCGACCACGCTTCCGCGAATTGATGGGAGTATCGGCACATTCGGGGCAGACCTGAATCTGTCCAGCACAAATATAGTTGCAGGGGCGACCGAGACTGTCACGGCCTTTGATGTGACCCTCCCCGTCCAGTGATAAGAGTGGAGGTGGCGCATGGCCGTACAACTTCAAGACCTTAACCTGTATCTCTCGGGAGGGGCCACCAACACGGACCCGAATCTGTCGCTTGGCGGCGTGATTTCGGGGACAACGGTAAAGTCAGAGCTCGCAACGGCTCCAGTGAACATTACCGGAGTGACCATTTTTGACGCCATCGGCAATGGCATTGGCGCCGGCACCCTCACGTTTACGCTGACGGGTCAGACCTTGCAGTGGACCCCTCCGGGCGGCTCCATTGGCGCGGCCGTCACGGTGTCAACCGATGGGCGATACACCATTCAAGGCGCCGGCGCCGGATATTTGATTGTCGATGTTGTGACCGCATCCCTGCCGACCGCCAACGCAACCGACACCATCACTATTTCGGCGAACAAGAACGGCATCTTCGATGATGTGTTGAAAACTGAGAGCTTTACTGGAGACATCGAATATCGGTGCCTGTATCTCAAGAACGATAACCCAATCGACACGGCATTCGATGTTCTGGTGTATATCGGCTCCGAGCCAACAGGCACAGACAGCGTTGACCTTATGGTTGACCCGGCCGGCGCCGGCGATGGCGTGACGACTGGTGTTGCTCAGACGGTGGTAAATGAGAATACACCTCCGGCCAACGGAACCTTCTCCCGACCGCTTGACATTGCCAATGCGCTGTCTCTTGGCCAGCTTAACCCCGGACAGGCAGCAGCGTTCTGGATTCGCAGGAGCGTTCCGGCACTCAACATTACAACGACCACCGGAGATACATTCACGCTGAGCTTCAAAGCATTCGTATAATACGGGGAGGCGGATATGGCCGTGCAAGCGTATAAATTCTATCGCCTAAACATATCCGCCTCCGCCTCGAACTATCGGATATGGATTGCTGAGCTCTACCTTTACAGCTTTGGAGCAAACAAGGCTGCATCGGCAACCATTACGGCAAAGAATTACTGGTCAACTTATTACCTGCCTCAGAATGTGGCAGATGGAGCCACAGGCAATGGCTGGCTAAGCAACGCCTATTCGTTTCCGAACTGGATTCAGTTTGAGTTTGCCCAACCCGAACTGATTGATTCCTATGCCATTGCAACAGGAACGTCTTTTTCGGGTGATTATCCAACATCGTGGACGCTTGAGGGCTCAAATGATGGAACGAACTGGACCGTTGTGCATACCGTATCCAGCGGCGCGTTGGCATATAATACAACATCTACGTTTACCATCCTCAACGTCGCCGGCATCGAGCTTCCGGCATCCTATGATGTAAGCGCGCCATCTGAACTCAATTTTGCCACTGATTGCGTTTACGACCTGAACGCGCCAACCGTCCTGCAATCAGACCGCTGGCGTGTTGTGTATGATGCGGTCAAAGCGGATACGGTCGATAAACCGATAGATGCAACGTATGACGCCACTGGCGTCACGGAGGTCTTCGCAAGAAGGCTTGCGATATACGACATCCTGCCGAGCTATACATCCATCGAGTGGAGCACGTCAGTCGATTATGTGATTGCTCCACATGTAGGCACAGCACACCTGTCGCTTCCCGCCATCAAGGCCTCTGCGAGAGGCGCGTCACATGCGTCAATAGCACTCCCGGCACTATCCGTTTCCTCGACTGGCGCGACCGGAACAATGGGCAGTGCCAGCATCACCCTCCCGCGCCTCTCTGTACAGCCGCGAGCAGCAACCAAGGCAGCCATCAATATCCCTGCAATCACCGCATCTATTGACGGAACTGTAGGCACATCGGGCTCAGCCTCTCTCACCTTACCATCATTCATTGTTGGTGTGGCAAGCGGCAATGATGGGATTGGTTCAGCGCACGTTTCTCTGTCCAGTCTTGGTGTGTCCGTTTCAGGGGTTGTCGGCACTGTAGGCGCCGCCGACATTTCGATACGGCCATTCACCGTATCTGCCACAGGAAAATCCGGCCACACAGGCGCCGCGCTCGTGGCCATGCCGCCACTGTCCATATCTGGAAGCGGCATGGCATCTCATTCCACAGCCGTTTCGATAACGCTCCCGGCGATGAAGATGGCCGTCTCCAGCAGGACGGCAGATGGGTTGCCGGCTTTTTCTGGATGGGCTCTCAACATCGAAAACTCGGCCGTGACCGAATATACAGGGCTGTCTTTCAATTCCATGGCGGTGTTCAACGGCATTGAGCTCGCCGCCTCATCAGACGGCATATCGACGCTTGGCGGAGACAGGGACAACACCTACGCCATCAATGCAGAAGCGCTGACCTCGGCAACGGACTTCGATTCTCACTTTATGAAGAGGGTGAGGGACATGTATATCGGGCTGCGGGCCGATGGGCCGATTGTCATCGAGACTGTGACTGGCGAGAATATCATCAGAACATATCCAGTCGATAGGGTTGTTGACGGCATCCATGAGCAGCGCGTTAAGTTGCGTCGCGGGGTGAAGTCGCGGTACTGGCAATTCGGCGTCAAGAATGTGGACGGGGCATATTTCGAAATCGACCGCATGACGATTGAGCCAACCGTGCTTGAGCGGAGAACGGCATGAGGAAGATTCTCGCAGGGCACAATGCTATCGCCCTGTACTCGAAGGCCGATGGATTCGCAAAGAAAGGGCAGAGAAAGCGCTTTCGGGCCACCGAGTACCACATGGAAGAGGCAGATATGCCTCAGCGCAAGGATTATTTCGAGGTCAGGCCACATCCTGTGGAGACCTCCGGCATCGTGATGACAAACAGCGACTCGGCGACAGTTGTTGCCGATATTCCAGAACCCCTTGGCTCGCGTCGAGTCAGCGTTGATGGCAGTCAGAACTTCCTATTCCACATGTCTGGCGATTGCACTGCGCCGATATTCACAATCACATCGGACAGCGCCGGCAAAACTGTATCCATTGACGTTCAGGAGATTTATCCACGCTGGAGCGACAATGATGCATACTCGTGGTCAAGCGGAACTGGCACCACATCAACATCACTTACATTGTCCGGCAAGAACGATGGCTGGTACATAGTCAAAGCAACCATAGGAGCCAACGGAGATGCCGAACGAACCGGCATTCTGGAAACAGACTGCGGCGAATTCTTCAAGCAGAAAAATGTGTTCAAGACGCGCGGCTGGAGAATGACAGATGGCGCGTTCTTGGAGAACTATTATGGCAGTAGCCACTATATCGAGCTTCCAGTTCCGGCAAACACAGAGGTCACTTTACACCTCCTGTCCCACACGTCCGGGGCGGCTTGGTGGTTTACATACAACGCCATTCATGAGTCCCAAACAACAGTTTCGCAGTCATGGAATGGAGGTGAGGAACTGACCGCAACCCTAGAAGCCAGACCAGAGGACACGCTGTACTACATCGAGGTTTCATCTTATAGCGCTCAGGATGACAGAGCAGACTTCTGGCTCGAATCAGACAATGAAAATGTGTACATGTACTATGATGGCGAATACTACATCAAGCGCACCGTGGCTCATGTAAGCCCATCGGCAAACGCATGGTTTTGGGTTGACGACGACAAGGAGCACAGGATTTCCCTGACGCGACTGGATGATAACAGTTATACATGCGATGTATCCATTGTGAAGGGGTCAGACACATTGCAGTTGGAACATTGGGGTTCAAACACTCTCGACATGTCTGTTCAGGGGAACAAGGGCGACTCATTCTCCCTCCACCTTTCATCAACACAGACACACCTTGGCCCCGGGCCATTCGTCAGCCCAGACGCTCCGCTGTTGACAACCCGTTGGCCAATACTGAGTGGCTTTTGGGGGCTTAGCTCATCCATTCCAGAGTCTTGGTGGATGAAGTTTCAGACAGGAGGGCGCTGGACACTCAGAGGCTCGACATGGGTTTTTGAAGGTTCTGGCATACCGCCTGTACACTCAATCACGGGGCCAAGTGTCCCTAGTTCACCCGATGTTCAATATACCGCGACACGAGAATCAGATGGACAGCAGATAACGGTGACTGCGGCTCAGTTGATGATGAAGGACAATGTTGAAAGCAATCCGCCGGTCTCGAACAGGTATATTAACGTATGGCAATCGGATGGCACGCTGAAAGCATCCATTTCACCCATCAGGGACCATAAAACCGGACCGCTTCATTACACCGGCTTCCCGGCCGTCTATGAAGAACACAAGTCAGGGTTCAGAGACACCCTGAATTACACATGGACACCATGGCCGCATCCCAATGATATTTATTTCATGGTGACATCAGAGGAAGGTGTATCAAGCTGGAGTCATGTCGGCAGGTTCAGGGTTTATACCTACAACGATGATACACAACAGGGTCAGACGTTCGACCCGTCAGTGACAAGGTTTTCGCCCCACCCAGACCCTGCCGATGCCGGGCCTCCAGAAAGGTTTGAGACCCTTTTTTGGGACTATGAGGGAGGGATTCTCATATATGATGGCGCCATAATGGCGACCAGCAAGAATTGGACAAGCAGGCCGATTGGTCCCAAAATCATCGACCGGCAAACCCTGATTGATGAGGTTGGAGATGTTCTGGCGATTGTTTATGGTTGGGCCAGCTTCTGATAGCATGCGCGCAAGGGAGGGAGTATGGCTCTAAAGGATGATGTTCAGCAGCAGATAGACAGGAATGTCTCTTGGGCCGACGACGCCATCAACAATGCGAATTCGTTTCTCAATTACCTCAACGATGTTGTCCGCTACAGAAGCATCTCCTATGCTACTCCGGTCACATTCAACGAGATTAGCTTTTCGATTGACCAGATTGCAGACACATTCACCGAAACGCTAACCATTGATGACATTCCCTCACTGAACGCGACATACACGCCGGGGGCTATTTACCAGCCAAACATCATCACTGTGCCTGTGCTGGAAGCAGTGCCGCCAGTTGTCACCATGCCAACGCCGCCAGATGCCAATATGCCGGCAACACCTCCGATGCCGCCTGTGCTGGAAAACATCGTCATTCCCGACACCCCGGCCACCACGCTGCCGCCGGCGCCGACAATTCAGGACATCATCATTCCTGAGCCGCCATCTATTACCTTGCCTGTGTTTGATGGCGCGCTTCCAGACCTGCAACTGACACCGCCGGATGTTCGCTTCGAGTACAACGAGGTTCCATATTCGAGCGAACTATTGACCAAACTGGCCGCATTTCTGTCAAGAAAGCTCGATGGCGGCACCGGTCTTGCTCCAGATGTTGAGGCGCAGATTTGGGATAGAGCGCGGTCGCGCGAGGGCGTGGTTAGCGATGCCGCAATAACCAAGATGATTGAGAGCATGGCGGCCCTTGGCTTTGATGCACCTCCGGGCGCGGTTGAGAGGCGCATTGCTGAGGCTCAGCGCGAAGCGGAACTCAAGGCATCGTCTCTATCGCGCGATATTGCCATCAAGCAGGCCGAGCTTGAGCAGGAGAACGATAAGGTCTTTGCCTCTCTCGCGCAGCAGTTCGAGAGCATGTTGATTGCTCATTCCGACAATGTTGCCAACAGGGCGCTGGATGTGGAGAAGGCCCGCGTCGAGTTTGCGATTTCAATCTTCAACACACATGTGGCCCGGTACAACGCTGAGATTGCCCGCTATCAGGCACAGGCTCAGGTCTTTTCGGAGTTGGTTCAGGCCGCCCTTGCCAACGCACAGATTTACCGGACGCAGGTGGAGGCCGCAAAGCTCAATGTTGATATTCAGCAGGCGTACATTGAACTCTATCTCGCTCAGTTGAAAGGAATTGACTCGATTGTCGGCATTTACAGGACGGAAATGGAGGCGGCCAACGTCAGAATGGAAATCGAGCGCAACAAGGTTGAGGCGTTCCGCGCACAGATTTCAGCATATCAATCGCTCGTCCAGTCCAAGGTTGCGGAGTTCGAGATGTACACCGCACAGGTGAATGGAGAAAAGGCCAAGGTCGATGTTTACAGTGAACAGGTGAAAGCCTTTACCGCCGAAGTGGAGGCGCAAAAGGTGGCGGCGAACATCGAGGAATCGAAAGTGCGCGCTTCCGTTGAGGCCGAGCGCGCAAACATTGAAAGCTACAAAGCCACGGTCGATGGGTATATGGCAACACTCAGAGCGACAGAGGCGGCTATTCGTGGTAAGATTGGCAAGTATGAGGCTGACATCAAAGCCTTTGACGCTGGCATTAGGGCCAAGATTGCAAATGCAGACGCGCAGGCGAAGGATGCCGACATCAAGCTGCGACAGGAAATCGCAAAAATTGAGTTCAGCATGCAGGATGCAATCGAGACCACCAAGCGCTTCATCAAGGAGGCCGAGATTGATGTGCAGGCCGCTGAGTACGGCGCTAACGTGTACGGCAATATCGCTCAGGCTGCGGCACAGGGCGCAACTTCTATCATTCAGATAGGCGCTCAAGAAATTACGCAAGCGTAAGGGGAGTGGGTATGGATGTGTTCGATTTCAGGAAGAAAGGACTCGGAAGAGCCGCAACATCAAGCATTCAGGAGCCCAAACTGTCCGACTCCGGCGAAACGGTGAAACAGCGCGTGGAGCGCGTGACGGGAGTGTCACGCAAACCGCTCAACTACAAGCCGCGTCCGGCAAGCAACCCATTCCTTCGGTCTAACGATGAATACAGACAGGCTGCGAAAGTCATGGCGCGAGACTTGTCGAGAAAGTTTGGCCCGACATTGAAGAATGTCGGAAGCAAGATTGCAACCAGCGCACGATTCGCAAAGGGGCTTGCGCTCAATCCGGTGACGGCGGCGGCGTTGCTTCCCGAGGCGGTGGCGTCAACTGCGGCTGCGGCACACAGTGTCAGGCCGTTCGAGAAAAACGATGTGCGCGGAGGTGGAAACCCGCTGGCCGCAAATTTTGGGCGGTTCCCGCATGACGCAGACCTGTCGCCGGAGGTAAGTGCCGATATTGGCCGGGTTCTGCGCGCCTCACCAGACAAACACGTTGCCATGAAGAGCGAGAAGCCGCCGATGTTTGCCGAGCGCAAACAGGGAGAGGCTGCGGCCGAGCAACAACCGGAGTCACAGCAGCCGGCCGTGGGGCCTGCTACGACGCAGGGGACGGAAGCAGCCCTACCCCCGCTCGTGGAGATGTCGCCGGAAGAGCGCGCCAAGATGGATGCAGGCATGTACCCGGGCGAGACGCGCGAGAACACCAACAAGCGCGGAATTGCACCCATATCCGCAAGCGGAACCTCCTTTGTCGAAGACAACGGAGCCATTCAGAGGTTTGCGCTCGGCCTTGGTAGGAAGAGTCAGGAAGAATTCAACGCCGGCCTGAACAACCCTTATGTTGGCGGACAGGCAAGTGTCATGTCTGGAACAATCAATGGCCGGCCGATGGAAGAGGTTGCAGCCGAGCGACGCGCGGCTGCCGCAGCAGGCTTGGGCAGACAGAACCAAACCAACATGATGGCCAAGTACCAGCAGAAACTGGAAGAGCTTTCCCGCGCTCCGACAAGGGCTGTCGCAAACCGAATCAAGGCCGAGCTCGACGCCATGAGGCCGCTCATTTTTGGCTCGGGGGATAAGGGGGAGGCCGCGCTGAACGCCGCTCGAACGAAGGCGGAGCAGGCCAAGATTGAAAAACTGAATGCAGAGACCTTGAAGTTAAAGAATGAGGCTGAGCAGGGGCGCACTTCAACCAAATCGTTCAAAGCCATTCGGGATAAGTATCTCGATGTCCTCAAAGAGGCTCCAGACATGGCTAGGGAGTTTGCGGAAACCCTGTACGGCCCAATGACAGATGAGCAGTTCAGCATCTGGAGCAAGGGCATGGCTTCTGGCACACCTTTCAGCATTCAGGATTGGGAAGAGGTGAAATCGAAATATCCAGCTAAGGAGGCTTAGTCGGTGGCTGATTTCGAGAATGGCTTGAAGCCGAAGGACCAGTTTGTCCCAACAAAGAGGGTGAACCCACTGCTTTCACTCATCGAGGGTGAACGTCAGCAGACATCGCCGGAGGCTGCCCCGACAGTCAATCCCTTAGCGTCAATCAAGCCAACGCCGGCGCCGGCAGAACCACAGAGCCCGGCATCGGGGCTGGCAGGCGGTGTCGCTGACTTCTCGAAGGGGTTGGCCGGTGGTGTGTTTGAGACGGGCGGAATGATTGGCGATACCGCCACGTTCGCGTCCAGAGGGCTTGCTGGCAGAAAGGATGCCGAAGCCGGCAAGGGATTGGCCGACGCATCACGCAGGACTGCTGAAAAGCTCGGGTTGGTTCAATCCGAAGAGGGCAAGAAGGCTGCGGAAGACCCGTTCAGCGTAAGGGGCGCGGCCTTCTCCGCCGGTCAGATGGTGGCACCAAGTATCGCCATGCCTCTGGCGTTTGCCGCCGCCGGACGGAAGATTGCGGGAATCAAGGGCGCCGCCATCGGCGGGTTGCTCGGATTTGGCGCATCAATCGCCACGTTCTTCGGAAATCAGGCCAAGTCCACATACGACAAGGTTTTTGAGGCCAAGAAGCGCGCCGGGTTGGATGATGAGGCCGCTCATGACGAGGCTATTGCAGCGGGCGTCAAGACCGGCGCCATCGAGGCGGCCGGAGAGACGGCGGCCGACTATCTCACGTTCAAACTGTTCAGGCTCCTTCCGTCTGGCGTCAAAGAAAACGTGGTCCGCGCGGCCACAAAGGCAATTCGAAACCCTTGGGAGATGGCGAAAGATATTGCCATCAATACATCAGGGCAGGTTGGCACCGAGATTGCACAGGCCGCCGGCCAGCAGGCAGTAGAGGCAAACGCCGGCGCAGAGGAGGCCCCTTCGTGGGATTCGGTCAAGGGCGTCATTGTGCCGGCCGCAATCATGTCTATTTTCATGTTCGGTGGCGGCGAGATGGTTGGCTCCATGCGCAGAAGGGATGCGTCCAAGGCCCTATCCGACCCCGAAACGCCAGTGGAAAAGCGGCGAGAGGCCATGTTTGCAGTTGCAAATGAGGTGGCCAAGCACGACCCGGCTCTGGCCGAAAGGTTCATTCAGGATGCCAACACCTCAATCAATCAGGGCAAGCCCGTTATTCCCGATGAGGACGAGGTGTATGCCGAAGAGAAGCGCATGGTCGCACGTCAGGAAGCGCGAATCAGGGCGCGCGCCTCCAAGGACAGCAGGAAGCGCGTGGCATCAATCCCTGATGAAAAGCTCTATGACGCACTGGTGTCTGAGAATGACAGGCTTGAGAAGGCCATGCAGTCCGGCGATGAACACGGCATTGCCATGGCGTCTGAGGCAATCGCGCTAATCAACGGCAGGCTGGACAAGGCGGAGGCCGCCGGTAAGCCAATCTCTCAAAGCGTTGACGACCTGAGCCGCGATATTGGTGCTCAGGTGGATGAGGCACTGTCATCTCCAGATGTGTTGCAGAGGCAGTCTCAGGAAAATGAGAGCGCCGAGGGCTCTGCCGAGCCGACAGCACAAAGGTCAAAAGACATTGAAAATAAAGATGTCGAGGCCAGTAGCAAGGCCGAGCCGGAGGTGCAGAATGATAGTGAAGACACCACAGGGCTATCAGGTGAGAAGCCACAGCGGGAAGAATCTGTCCAAGCCAAACCTGACGAAAGCGGAAGCAATCAGGAGGCTAAGGCAGGTGGAAATGTTCAAGAGGGGGTTGAAGAAGGGGGCACTTCACCCGCTGCACAAGAAGAATCCAAGGTAAAATCCGCCGAGGAAAAAACCGTTGACGATTTGGCCGACCTCCTTGGCATCAACGATAAGACTCGGAAGAAGGGGCGTAAGCCCGAGAAAAACAAGACCGCCAAGCCCGAGACCCCGGAGCAGCCGGAGCAGCCCGAGGCCGCCAAGCCCGAGACCCCGGAGCAGCCCGAGGCCGCCAAGCCCGAGACCCCGGAGCAGCCGGAGACCCCGGAGGTCGCCAAGCCCGAGACCCCGGGGGTAGCGATTGATGCGGAGGCGCTTGCTGAGAAGGAGGCCGAATACAAGCGGCTCGCCGACATCAGGTATCGTCTGAAAACAAAAGAGCTCGACACCAAGAGTGCGCTCAAGGAGGCCGGCGTTAAGCGCCGCGCGCATCTTGACCAGAGGATAAGCGAACTGGCCGATGAAATCAGCGCACTCAAGAGGGGTGAGGGAGCTCAGGAGAAGAAGACACAGGAGCCCGAGCCATCCAAGCGGGCCAAGCCACACGGGGACGAGGCAGCAAAGCGCGCTGAGAAAGCCCGCGAGTCAGGTGGAGACGCGATTGACGTTCTCACTTCGCTTCTTGAGGGCGATACCGGAGGGAAGACTGGACCACACCATCCGCCAAAGAAGGTGACTCGACCAAAGAAAGAAGAGAAGAAGACGACGACTTCCAGCGAGACATCGGACGAGAAGAAGTCACCCGAGCAGCTTGCCGCAGAGGTTGGCGAATCGAAGAAGAAGCTGCGCAAGCGGTTCGAGGAACACCTTGCGACGCTCGATAAGGAAGTGCGCAAGGCATTCGATATTGATAAGCCGCGCGCCCTGAGCGTCAAGAACAAGACACTCACCAGCACGGACGGCAAATACAAGCTGGTCTGGCGCGTCAGGAAGAACCCCGAAGCCGAGATTTCACCGGATAACGAGCAGCGCGAAGACGGTTATGTGGAGCTTGTCACCAAGGAGAAAAAGAAGAAGCAGAGCAAAGCTGAGCTTGAGCAAAGTCGGCGGCTGAAACTCATCGGCATGGGTGCTGACGTGCGGCGCTACATGGGCCGCAAGGTCAGAATTGAGGGGTCTCCAGAGGTGGTTGTCAAGCAGTTGGTCAAGATGACGCTGCGCAAGTCAAACTGGATAATCAAAAAGACCGACTCCAACACCTTTGGTCAGGAGCGGTATCTTACCATGTTGCGGGATGAGATGCTGCCAACATGGCAGGAGTGGTATGGCTTCACGCTTGGCGCATCTCGCCGGCGTTGGGGCACAAAGCCGCTCGACGCCATCATTCAGAAGGCTTCCACACCGGAAGGGATGGACGAGGTGCGCAATTCCGCCGCCGACTACATGTCAGTGCTGACTCAGTTGGAAGGGGCTGTGTCAAACGCCGGCAATGTCTATGAGGCCAGAAAGGCACTCATTGAGGCGCTGTTCTTCCGCCCCGAGCAGTTGGAAGATGAAGATGCGGCCAAAAAGGCTGAGAGGCTGCACGAGTGGCTGGAAGACCCGGAAGCGTCCATATACGAGACATCAGCAATCAGCAGCACGGACATTGCAACAGGCCTTGGCAAGAAGGTCTTAGAATATGTCGATGGCCCACGAAAGTATAATGATGCCAAGCAATATGTCGCTTGGTGGCTGCGCAAAAAGACCGCTGATGACTATGCCAAGTCAGAGCATGCCGAGTACAAGAAGAAGAAGAACTTTGCGACAACAAAGCGTGTGAAGCTGAGCGACATTCACCGCTCGGAAGACCTGCCGGACTATTGGCTTATGGACGGCATGGACAAACTGGATGCCACGCCGCCAGAAGAGGACATTGAAATCGCCAAGAAGCTCGCTGGATTGGGTGAATCGAGCGCAAAGGATGGGGAGTATGGTGCGCTCCTAGCGAAATTCAAGGGTTCTGAGCTTGAGCGCGCCATCGTCAAGAAGTTCGGTCTGGCCGGAATCGGATACGGGCAGTATGTGAATCGTGAGGAACAGGCGCTGTTCTTGCGGCATCTGTACAACTCGCTGCACGACTACGCCGAGATGAATGGCATTCCAACGGAGGCTGTTGGGCAGGGTGGCAAACTGAGAATCGCGTATGGCGCGCGCGGGCATGGCCGCTTCGCGGCTCATTACGAGCCCGGCACGCGAATCATCAACCTGACGAAAGATAAGGGCGATGGCTCCCTGCTGCATGAGCATTCGCATTCCCTTGAGAATGGTCATGGCCTTACAGGCCCGGCCGCCGATAAGGCCATGAGCGACATGTACACCATCCTGAAAACATCGTTCAACGATGAGAAGATGGACGAGGTTCTTGAGGAAATCCTTGCCGGCAAGCGATACACCCCAAGGCGAAGGGGGCGCAAGGAGCAACTGCTGAATGCAGCCAAGTCTTTCCTGAAAGGCGAATGGAAGGATGCAGATTATGGCGTCATTAGCGAGACAGACTTCTTCGCAAACGCAAAATCGTTAGGGGAATACTGGTCTCGCGCTGCGGAGCTTTGGGCGAGAGCGAACGAGGCCCGTGGCGCCATCAAGCTCGGTGATTCATCGCCATTCCTTGTTGGCTCCCACGCCAACATGAACTCGCCTGATGGTTGGCGTGAAGAAAATGGGTATATCGGTTCGCCATACCCCACCGGAGAAGAAGCGGAGGCGTTCTCTCAGGCCATCGACTACCTCTGGCATAACGTTGAGACTGTCGAGAACGAAGATGGCTCAGTATCCCTCGTCATCAACAAGTACGAGAGCCTTATCGACGCCAAGATGGACCAGCTTCAAGAGCGAGCAGACAAACTGCTTGAGAAACTGAGTGAGATGTATGACGCGCTCAACGCACCCAAGTCCAAGGATGGTCTTCATTGGTACAGGTTCACTTTCGGCTCTCGCGGAAAGAACATGCAGCCGAACGGCTACTATGCATTCGACGATGCAGAAAACACCGTGGGGTACGCGAGGATTCTGGAGCAGAACGAGCTTGATATGTTTGGTCTGGAAGGCATCACCTTCGAGGCAACGGACAAGACGGTGTACCTAAAGGAGGTCTTCGATGAAGGGAATGGTGAAGGCGCACTGGAAAAAGTATCGCCCGAACATGGTGGCGCACATGGTGAGGAAAGGGATTCTGAATCAGGCTCTGGAAATGGCGATAGACAAGGCGGCCCGGGAGAAGGCGAGGCTGGCGTCGGCGGTTCCGGCAAGTCTGAGTCCGCAGGAAAGGGCGGGGGCAATGGAGTCGATACGGCAAGAAGTGAACAGCATGTATCTGATGCTGCCGGAGGAAGAGGCGGTGCCGAAACTGCCGAGAAATCGAGACCCGCTGGACGGGATTACCGCCTGACAGGCAGCGATACAACGCTTCACGCAGACAAAGACGCTGAGTTCAAGGCGAGCATTGCAGCCGTGAGGGCGCTGATGGCGCTTGACGGCAGAAAGGCGACAGCCGAGGAACAGGCGGACATTGCGCCGTACTCGGGCTTCTACAACACGGTAAACGACTATTATTTCAGGTATGCCGACAGTGTGCAGCGAGCCATGCTTGAATCGACCTTGCCGCAGGAGATGTTCGAAGAGCTCAGGAGGCAGCAGAATGGATGGCAGTTCATCCCTGCCGAAATGTTGCTGGCCATCTATGACTCGCTCGAAACCATGGGCTTCGAGGGCGGCAAGGTTGCCCACATCAACACGGGCGCCGGCCGCAGTGCCGGTATGATGCCGGAGGGCATGCGTAAGAATTCGAGCAATGTCATCATTGAGCGCACAACCCTCGACAGGATGGTTGCTAAGGCTCTGTATCAGAAATCGAAGGTGATGGACAAGGGGCTTGCCGAGACAAATCTTGCGCGCGGCTTCTTCGATGGCGTCATCATCAATGCGATTGGCGGAGAAGAATATGCCAAAGACACGGCATTCAACAAGACGGGCATGTCAACTTGGACCTATGCCTTCTCCAAGGCTCTCAGCGCAACTGCGGAAGGCGGTGTTGTTGTCGGAATCACGGATAGCGGCATGCTTGGGGATGATACTGCCAAGTCAACGCTCGCTCGTAGCGGTGAGCTCATTGCTGGCATCAGGCTCTCTCCACAAAAGGGCTTTGACGATGGGTTCCACAGGTTCGACATCCTGTTCTTCAAGGCAACGAAAAATCCAACCGGAACCTACCTGACGGACAAGAGGGACTACTTCGAAGAGCACCCCGAGATGGTTATCGGCTCGCCGGTGCCACATTCCCTGATAATCGAGAGAAGGCACGGGGAGACACCGAGCGATGCTGCCCGCAAGATGCCAGCAGGAGCCCTGAAAAAGGAAGAGGTGAAGTTCGAGAGGCCGGACCCTTACGAGAACATTCTGGATGAGAACGAGGTTTTTGAGGGCAGTTTCACCGAGAAGGACGGCAAACTTTATCAGCGCCTTGAAGGCAAGGATGTCGAGGTGTCTGTGTCCGGGGCGAAGGAAAAGCTCATCAAGGATATGATTGGGCTGCGCGGCATTCTCCGAAGCTATTACCGCAAGGCGTTCTCAGGCGAAGACTCGGAAGCCGAGCGCAAGAAGCTCAACAAGGCATACGATGCTTTTGTGAAGAAGCACGGCGCGTTGTCCAGCCCGAAGAATATCGCCGCGCTCGACTCAGACCCGGATTACCCGCGCCTGATGGCAATCGAGAATTACGACTTCATCGAGGACAAGGCAGAGAAGACAGAGGTGTTCTTCAAGGCTCCAAGCCTCGTGAACGGCACGCCTGACCATGTTGATAGTGCAAAAGAGGCGCTGAAATGGTCTCTGAACGACATTGGCCACATCGACTTCGACTACATGCGCAAGCTGACCGGCAAGACGCCGCAGCAGTTGCAGCTTGAGCTCGCCGGTGAGATTTACAACAGCCCCGAGACGGGTTGGGAGACGAAGGAGGAATACCTCTCCGGCAATATCGCGTACAAACTGGAGGTGGCCAAGGCAGCCGCCGAGGTTCAGCCAGATGTCTTTGGAATCAACGTCAAGGCGCTCGAACTGGCTATGCCGACCCCACTTCGCCCGGAGGAAATCAAGGCAAAGCTCGGCGCATCATGGATTCCAGATGATATTGTAAACGACTTCATATCCTATATTGCGCCGTTCTCAAGCATCAGCGTTCGCGGCAACCGCATAACTGGAATGTGGAAGCTCGGCTCGCGATACGCGAGCAGCAAGAGCGCAGAGAAGCGAATCATACGCGATGAGAAACAGTCAACTGTTGCCACGGCGGAATGGGGTACATCCTATAAGAATGGGGATTTTTTCAGCTTGCTTCTGACCACGTTGAACGGAGGCGTGGCGCGCGTACCCAAAGACCCGGCCGGCACAAGGGCTGTACAAGTGGCTCAGGAGCGCATCAAAGCCGAGTTCGAAACTTGGGCTATGGCTGATGAAGAGAGAGCCAAGAAGCTCGCTGACATCTACAACAAGACTTTCAACAGTTATGTTGAGCCGGAATACTCGGCAGAACACCTGACCTTTCATGGAATGTCGCGCTTTATCGAGCTACGCAAGCACCAGAAGCGCGCTGTCTGGCGTTCGGTTGTCGATGACAATGTGTACTTTGCCCACGAGGTAGGCACCGGCAAGACGTACACCATGATTGCCAGTGCGATGGAAAACAAGCGGCTCGGCAAGGTCAAGAAACCTGTTATCGCCGGCCTGAATGCAAACATCGACATTATCAGGCGAGACATCTTCCGGCTGTATCCGACTGCTAGAGTTGATTTTATCTTTGTGCCGACAGATACGCAGGGAATACAGAAGGCAATTAGGAAAATCCAAGCCTCCAATGCGGACATCATCGTGATGAACCACGGCTCGCTATCCAGATTGTCTGTGTCCGGCACATACAAGGTCTCAATGCTGATGCAGGAAAAGGCCCGCCTCGAAGACGCCCTTGGCGCCGAGCGGTTTGGCGGGAGCGACGACATCAGGAACTCAATCACGCGAGCGATTAAGAATCTCGAAGAGCAAATCGAGGAAGCCAAAAATGAGGCTTTTGGCAATCCTCTGTCATTCGAGGATACTGGCATCGACATGGTTCTGATTGACGAGGCGCATGAGTTCAGGAAGCTCAGCGGCAAGTCGGCACTCGAAAGCCGTGGTGTCAAAGGCATTGATATGAAGGGGCCGGAGTCATCCACGCGGGTGTTCGAGCAAACGCAATATCTGGCGGACAACGGTGGCAAGGTTGTGTTTGCGTCGGGCACTCCGATTGTGAACTCCGTGACCGAACTGCATTCGATTTCGCGGTATCTGCAACCGGATAGGTTGAGAGCCCTGAATATCTACAACTTCGACCAGTGGGCTTCGACGTTCGGAAACATCGGAACCACGATTGAATACAGGCCGGAAGGTGGCGGATACGAAGAAATCGTCATGTTCAAGGGCTTCGACAACGTGCCTGAGATGGTAGGTATCGTTCGGGAGGTCATGGATACCGTCACCTCAGAGCAGATGGTAGCCGAAGCCAAAAAGGCTGGAGAGAAAATCTCCATACCGGGCGTCAAGGGCGGAGAGCCGAAGGTTGTGGTTGTCCCGCAGACTCCAGAGCTTGAGAAGTACACCAAGGAAACCCTTATCCCGATGGTGCGCACCATCAAGGAGTCACCGAAGGAGGCCGCCGCAAGGGGCTTCAACATGCTCAAGGTGACGACCGACAGCAGGAAGGCCGCGCTGGATACGCGACTGGTTGACTCCAGCCTCATTCCGAGCGGTGAGACCAAAGCATCCATGGCCGCGAAGAATGCGCTCAAGGAGTGGGAAGCATCGAAGGACATCAAGGGCACGCAGTTGTTCTTCCTCGACACCTCGATTCCGGCCAAGGACCGCTTCAACGTCTATCAGGAAATCAAGGACAAGCTGATGGAGGGCGGTGTTCCCGAAAAGGAAATCGCATTCATCCACGACTATGGCAATGAGCGCAAGCGGATGAGGCTGTTTCACGATGTAAACAAGGGAAGCGTGCGTTTCCTGATTGGCTCGACCGAAAAAATGGGGACCGGCACAAACGTACAGGAGCGCGTTGTTGCCGTTCACCATATCGACATCAGATTCAACATTGCAGCCTATATTCAGCGCAACGGGCGCGCATACAGGCAGGGCAATATCAATAGCGACGTGTCGCTGTATGTGTATGTCACCGAGAAATCGGCCGACGTTTTCATGTGGGATAAGGTGGCGTTGAAGGCCAAGGCGTTCTCGGCACTGTTCACGGGCGACAGGAACATTCGTAGCACCGAAGACGTGTCATCGACCGAGAGCATGGATGCCGGCGAGTTTACCGCCATTGCATCTGGAAACCCGCTCATCAAGGAGCGCTCCGAGCTTGAGAGGGAGATTTCCTCACTCAAGGCGGAGAAGCGCAGTTTCAACCTCAGCATCAAGAGCTTGAAGGCCAAGCGCGCAGAGCGATTGGCATTCGAGGAAGCATACGGCAAACGCAAGGAGGCAGGGGAAGAAGAGCTCGCGCTTTGGGAGTCAATCGAAGCATTCTCCGGCAAAGAGGATGAAGAAAGGTTCAAGATTGGCAGCAAGGCCATCACGGAGTATGTCGATGCCGCCATCAAGGAGTTCGAGAAATCCGAGCCGAAGAAGGGTGATTCGACTGAGCTTGGCTACCTCTCTGGAGAGAAGGGCAATGTTTCACTCGCCCTGCATTTCAATGGCGAATCAACTGTTGTCACCGGCAGCGCGTTCCAAGGCACAAGCGTTGGCAGACTCATTGCAAACGCCAAGGCGAAACTCACCTCGGCCCTTGAGTCTCTTGATAGCGAGAAGGAGGAAAACGACAGAGAGCTTAAAGCTATCGACGAGGCTTTGAAAAAGACGTTTCCCAAGGAAGAAGAGCTCTCCGCCAAGGAGAAGAGACTGGCGGAGGTCGAAGCCAGTCTTGCCGGCGAAGAAGACGATGGTGTGCTTCGCAGTCGCGCCTTGTTCAATGCGCCTCCGGCTGACTCGGAGCCCATGCTTTTCGGTGGTGTCAGTTCATTCAACAAGGTGAAGCCAACGGCGGCCGCCGGCGGTACGGATTACATCATCAGCAAGGACAAGCTACAGGAGCTTGTTGACAGGCATGGGGACGGGTACATCTACCGCGTCACGCTTCCTGAATATATCTCTGACGGCATCGACACCCCGGCCTATTCGCATCAGTACAAGTCAGGCGATGTGAACAAAACCCTGTCATTCACTACGAACTTGGAGAATGCCATCGCCTATGTGGCCGACAGAAGCAGGATGGATGGAAGGCCAACTGGAGATTACATCATCTATCGCGTTCGCCCCGAGAGCCTTGGTAGTAAGCCGCTGCGCCTCATTGTCCCGACCGAGCGCGGCGATACCCTGACGGCACACATCCATTCGGTTGAGCCCGTCAATGTTGCCGACATTGTGATGTCCGGCACGGAGCTTGCCAATGCGGCTGATAGAGTGCATAATGACTACATAGGAGATGAATATGACAGCATTGAGCAAATCAGCGCAGCGCTTGCAGAGCTTGGAGTCGAAGGTGTCGAAGCTCAGGGATATGCTGGAATCGCAGGAGAGCACACTGTCGAAGGAGGACAGGGCGAAGGCCGAGAAGGTTTTGGCCGCATTTCACCGCAAGACAGACCTTCTGTAGGGCCAGTCAGAAGCAGGGGTTCGATTCGACCGTCCGCAAGCTCGACGGAAGAAGCGCTCTCAGAGGTTGTTCGCATCGTCGGGGACGCTGCGACCCCAACGGCGGTTGATAAACTTCCCGGCGATACTCAGGGGCAGTTCCGCGTTGCTGAACGCCTGATTGAGATTGCCAAGAACATTGACGACCCCAAGCAGATTGCTTGGCACGAATCATTCCACGCCTTGCAGAGGCTCGTTTTCAACAGCAAGCAGATTGCTGTTCTGAACAAGGCTTTCTCAACAGGAAAGCCGCTGCGCCGACGCATCGAGCGCCTGATGCGGGAGCAGGGCTTCCATGATGTCTTGAAGTCGGGCAAGGACTTCAACAATGAGGAAGCTCAGGCTTATGCGTTTCAGGCATACATGAGCGGGAACTTTGCTCCGAGGGGCATTATACGCGCGATGTTTGCGAAGCTGCGCAGAATCGTGGAGGCAATCGGCAATGCTATTCGCGGGCGCGGCCTGCAAACAGCGGAAGGTATCTTCGAGCGCGCCGGCCGGGGCGAATACGCCAAGGGATTCGAAAGGCTGGAGACCGACAAGAATGTGATTGCCCATTCGCGCTCCAAGGAGAAATTCCCGGGCGACTATGGCATCGAAACGGCGCGCTTCCCGAAGGTTGCAGTTCCGGTATCGCTCCTGAAAGAACTGACGCTTCCCGGCGGCAAGAAGGCCGGACAGTTCCCGCCCAAGAGGAAGGCGCTGGAGAAGTCGGTGGCAGAGCGCGGCTACGATACAAACAGTATCATCGACATAATCGTTGGCGCAGACGGCGTGGCCAAGGTCAGGGATGGCGGGCACAGGATAGCGCTGGCCGACGCACATGGTATCGAGAAGCTGCCGGCAAGGGTGACGTACTATGACGGCGCAGAGGATGTTGCCGGTGAATTCTCACCATCCAATCTGGTGAAGGGGCTGTACAGGTCTGCCGACGATGTGCATGAGGAACTGTCGCGGGCGCGCGCATCGTTCGGGTATGAGATGCGGCAGGCGCTCATCGAGGCATTCAAGCGCAGCCATAATTACACCGAGCACAAGCACCCAAAGGAAGCCATAGACGCTGCGCGTGACACCTTCACAGAGAGGCTTGTGACCAGCAATGGTGCCCCTGAGAGCATGGGTATCGAGACCGCATCATTTACGAAGGTGACGGTATCAACTCGCCATATCGCCGGCCTGATGGGGTATCGTTCTGGCTCCCTGAACCTCGACGGCAACAAGGTTCAGGCTATGACCCGCGATATGAGCCTGAACGGGTATGACTTCGATGAGCCCATCGAGATTGGTGTAAACCAGAATGGCGAGGCTTTCCTTGTCGATGGCGCCCATCGTCTCGTGGCCGCATTGCGAGCCGGATATTCGGCCATCCCGGCAAACATCCGGTACTTCAATGGTGGCGAGAAGCAGCCCGGTCCATTCTACCCGGACGACTTGGCCATGCGCGGCTCCGGCGCCGATGAGTTCGATGTCCAGCGCAGTCGCGGCGACTTCGCAGCCTATAGCGACAAAGAGCTTGACGCTTATGCAAGCGCAATGAAGAAAATTGGCAGGAAGGCCGAGAAGAAGCCACTCAAGGAGAGGCTGTCAGAAGTTGCCGGCGCGCGCGCTCGTCTTGCATGGACCGTCACTTTTGTTGACCGATTCAACGCCATGTACGACTACGAGCTCCGCAGATTTATGGAAGAGAATCCGGGCAAGGGGCGCAAGGACTTTGCGATGCATGACTCAAAGGCATACATGTCCATGCGCATGGCCGTACATTCCGGCAAGGTTGCCGAAGCATGGCTTACCATTGGTCAAATGAAATGGAAGCGGGATAGCAATGGAGAGATTACGGTTCCAGAGCTCATCGAGGGCAAGCGCGCGCTGTTCGACATCATTGGAGACCTGCACGATGACGCGGATTCGTTCCTGCACTGGATGGTTGGCATGCGCGCCAAGAGGCTCATGGAAGAAGGGCGCGAAGGGCAGGTTGACGAGGAAGGGAATGCGCTCAATCTGTTCACTCCCGAAGAGATAGATGCGCTCATCAATCAGGCGCCGCCGGAGAAACTGGACAAGTTCAAGGCCGTTCTTGACGAGCTCAATGAGTATGACCGGAACAAGCTGCAATTCCTCAAGGATGCCGGCGGCCTGTCCGAGAGTGGCATGGAGGCCATGCTGAAATATGGCGACTACATCCCATTCTATCGCATCATCGAGGATGCGATTGCAGGCCCCGGCAAAACGAAGCCGCTACAGCAGGGCAACGGGATATATCGCCTGCACGGCGGCCGACTGAACATCGGCTCGCTGATTGAAAACATGTACATGAACACCAACGTCATCATTGACGCTGCGTTTAAGGCAAAGGCATTCAAGCGAGCCGACGAAGCATTCAGGCTGCCGGACGGGAAATATGATACGTCCGTTTGGGAGCCGCGCGGTCTGGTGATAAAGAAGGGGCTTGCAACCGCCGGCTCGGCTTTGGATTCCATGCAGAACCATGATGTGCTCGCCGAGATGGCGCTGCGCGAGGATTTCGACATGGAGGCCATACCCAAGACGGCCCGAAACGAACTGCTTGAGGTCATGGCTGCGATGGTCCCAAGCGACAGCACGACCATTTCGTTCATCAAGGACGGCAAGAGGGTGTATCGCCGGGTGAATGACCCGCTGATTCTCCGCGCTTTCAACGGTCTGTCCCACAAGAAATCCAAGGCACCGGAATGGGCCAAGGCGCCCAAGCAGTTGCTGACCAGACTGGTGACAGTTGACCCTGCCTTCGGCATCGCCAACTCCATACGAGATGCGCTTTCGGTTGCGGCAACAACTGACGTGAAGCTCAATGTCGGCGATGTTCTGAAAGGCTGGTCGGCATCGTTCAAGAACGATGAGCGCTATAAGCGAGCTTGGATTTCAGGCGCGCTGCCGACCGTTGGGTATCTGCACGGCGCCGATGAGGCGCAGCTACAGGCCCACATTCACCGACTCAAGGAGTTGAAGGTGGGCGACGGCAGGGTTGGCGCCACTCTGGCGTCGCTGACCGAGATGGTTGACAGGTGGAGTGGACACTTCGAGAACGCAGCGCGCTTGGGCGTGTTCACCTCAGCCATTGAATCCGGCAAATACACCGATGAGCAGGCCGCATTCCTTGCGTTGGATACGCTGGATTTCGGCATGCATGGTGACGGCGACGCGGCGCTGTTCCTGATAGATACGGTTCCGTTTATGAATGCCCGCATTCAGGGACTGTACCGCCTTGGAAGGGGGTTCATCGAACATCCCGACGCCGTGCTCAAGGTTGGCGGCGCCATCATGGCCGCAAGCATGCTGCTTGCGCTGGTGAACGGCGACGATGACAGATACAAGCGCCTGCCCGAGTACGACAAGGACACCTACTGGCACATCTGGATTGGCGGATACCAACTGCGCATACCCAAGCCGTTCGAGGTTGGGGCCATCACGGGGACGCTTCCTGAGCGGCTGATTGAGTTGATTCGCACAGGCGACTTGGACCTGTTTGCCGACCGTGTGTTTTTCGCGCTCGAAAACACCTTCAACCTCAACCCTGTGCCACAGGTGGCCAAGCCCATCATTGAAGAGTTCGCCAACAAGAGCTTCTTCACCGGGCGTCCGATTGTTCCGATTGGCCAGCAGCATGTTGAGAGGGAACTGCAATTCAGCCCATGGACATCGCCGACCATGCGCGAACTTGCACAAGTGACCAAGTACCTTCCCGAGAACGCCATCACGGAGCCCTTGCAGTCTCCGAAGCGCATGGAGCACATGTTCAAGGGGTACTTTGGCACAGTGGGCGGATATGTGCTCAGCGGTCTAGATTATGCCGTCAGGCTTGGTTTTGGCTATCCAGAGCGGCCGGAGGGCAAGATTGAGGATGTCATGGTACTTGGGCGGTTTGTTCGCTCCGAGTTTTCGAGGAACACGAAATACACCGCCGCTCTGTACGACATGTACGACGCCATTACGGAGGTGAATTCAACGCTCAAGCAGTACCGGCACGATGGCGATTTTGAGGCCGCAAGGGCTTACCGAGAGAAGAAGGCTGAGATTATCAAGGCGAGCCCACGGATTCGCGCCGCAATGAGTCAGATTCGACGGCTGAACAGGCAAATGAAGCGCCTGTATGAGAACCCGGGCCGTCTATCCTCGGAAGAGCTTGGGCGCCGGGTTGATGACATCAACAACAAAATCAATAGCATAGCAGAGAAGGTGTATCCTTTGCACACACACTTCTAAGGAGGGTATATGGCAGCCGGGAAGCACAACATCACGATTGAGGAAGGCTCCACGTTCAGTCAGCGCTGGACATACAAGGATGTGAACGGGAACCCAATCGACCTCACCGGGTACACGGCGAGAATGCAGGTGCGAGAGAAGCACTCATCCTCTACGGCCGTGATTGATATTTCCGATGGGAACGGCATCACGCTTGGAGGCGCGGCCGGCACGATTGACATCGAGATTCTTCCGGCCGCAACAATCAATCTAGCACTACCGAAAGGCTTTGGTGTTTACGACATGGAACTCACCCCGCCGGACGGAAAGACATTCAGACTCATGGAGGGAGGCGTGAAGTACACCCGTGAGGTGACGCGATGAGCAACATGTTTCCAGACGAGCTTGAGGTGCGTATATGCGACGATAACCCACGCGAGAGAGAACTGGTCAAGGACTTTCGCTTCAATGGGATGAGGCCACTCACCATCCCGGCCGGATTCAGAACGGACTTCGCCAGCATCCCGGCGCCACTTCGCATGTTTTGGGATGACACAGGGCGCTACACCAAGGCTGCTGTTGTCCATGATTACTGCTACAGGAACGGTCTTTTCAACCGTGAGATTTGCGACAACATATTCCTTGAAGGCTGCCTTGCTCTCGGTGTGAACTACCCGCTGGCCGTGGCCATGTATCTGGCTCTGCGCGCCTTTGGCCGTAGGGCATGGAGAAGGTCCAGATGCTCGTCGAGGTAAACAAGAACGAGGTTGTTGTCCAAGCGGAATCAAATCAGGTTGAGGTTGTTTCCGTTGGAACACAGGGGCCAAGTGCCGCGCTGTACATACCCGGGGTCACTCAGGCCAATCAGGATGTGCTCTTCGACATGATTTCGCAGAACCCTGTCACCGTGCTTATTGGCATGGCCACGCCCGGGTCGCTTACATCAGACCCGGTATGGAGAATCAAGAAAATTATCGTGCATAGCGCGTCAAATATGAATATACTATGGGCCGACGGGAACACGAACCCGGACAATGTTTGGGATAATAGGGCAGTCTTGAATTACCTGTAAGGGAGGAAAAAATGGCAAATCTTCAACTCAATGACCTTCTTCGCTCCGCCATGGTCGATGGTGGCTTGGCAAATTTTGACGGTGGCGTGCTGGAAATCTACGATGGCACGCAGCCGGCGAATGCGAATACCGCTGTGAGCACGCAGACACTGCTGGCTTCGATAAACCTCGGCACCCCGGCATTCAACGCGGCCGTCAATGGTGCGGCCGCCATTCCGGCATCAATCAGCGATACATCAGCGAATGCTACCGGAACGGCCACATGGTTCAGGATTCGAGATGCGGCAGACACCTACCGTTTCGATGGTGACATCACCGCTACCGCAGGCGGCGGCAACATCGAGTTGTCCAGCGTAAACCTGCAAGCCGGCGGCAATGTGACCATCACCAGCTTTACGTTCACTCAGCCTGCCGCATAAGGTAGCCAGCCATGGCTATCTATCGGAAGGCCATTGCAACGCGCAATGCAAAACTGGACGCTCAGACAGCCCGATACAATGGCGGCACCCTGAACTGGTACACGGGCGCCATTCCGGCCACGCCGGATTCGCCCGCTACCGGCACCCTTCTGGCAACCAACTCTTGCGCCAACCCGGCCTTCTCTCCGGCGGCAAATGGTGTTGCGACTTACAATCCCGATACACCCAACACGCAGGTGGCAACCGGGAACATCGGCTACTGTCGGGTTCTGGATTCTGGCGGCGCCGTTGTCGCTGACTTGGATGTCACTCTGACAGGAGGTGGAGGCGCAATCGAGGTTGACAAGCTGGCTATCGCCGCCGGCGAGAATGTCACTGTCACCTCGTTCACGCTGACGGAGCCGATGTGATGCCTGCCGCCGAAAAGGCAGCGACCGCATTGAGCAACGGAAGGATTGACCTTGCCATCAAGAATGCGCGAAAAATACCGGATGTTGCAGAAAGAAACGCTGCGCTAGCCGCCTCATACAGAGAGCTTGGCGATGACGAAAAGGCTTTCAGATATTTGAGGAAGGCTTACCTTGCCAGCAAGGATTGCGCCATCGCCGTTCTGTATGCCAGAGGGTTGATTGAACGAGGAAGAGCCAAGCAGGCCGTCAAGATTCTTGCTGACCACCCAACGGTCGATGGGCGCATGGCGCTGGCCTCCGCCTATGTCTCTTTGTCCGAGATAGACAAGGCGTGTGATATATACCGAGAGGCAATTAGAAGGTTCCCCGACTACCTTCCGGCATATCTTGCTCTGGCCCCGCTGATGAGGCATGACAAGAGCACTCCATGTCAACCTGATAAGCTCAAGGGGTTTCTCGAATCAGTGGAGGTGCCTGCCAGCAGACTTGACAACATACACTACTGCCTTGGCATAGTGTATGAGGACTTGGGTAAATACAGACAGGCATTTAACCACTACTCCAAGGCGGCGGAAATGAGGCGCAAGCAGTTCCCTGAGTGCATTATACCTCAACATAAACAGCAGCTTGCCAAGGTGAAATCTCACTTCACAAAGGAGCTTCTGGCCGAGGTGCCGCCGCAGCGCCAGCATTGCCCGCTGGTGTTTGTGTTCGGAATGCCGAGGTCGGGCACGACGCTGACTGAGCAGATTCTTGTCGCGCACCCCGAGATTGAAACACTCGGTGAATCGCCAAATGTGATGGATGAAATCGAAGCCATCCGGCAGGGCGACTTCGACGCAGACGACCCCGACGCTGCGACACGGCTCTATGTCCAGCGGCGCATCGGTGAGCTTCGCTCACGCTTTATGGTGGATAAGATGTGCGGCAACTGGCAATACCTTGGGTTGATGTATCAATTATTCCCTGCCGCTCGATTTGTGTACGTCAAACGCGACGCGCTCAACAACTGCTTTGCTACATGGTCAACCCTATTCGCACGCGGCCACGCCTATTCCTACACCTTCGAGGAAATGGCCGCCGAGTACAAAATCCATGAGGAATACATGCGCCACTGGTTCAACGTGCTGCCTGCCGGAACCATACACGAGGTGCGCTACGAAGAACTAGTGACGGACCGTCAGCACCAGACGCGACGCCTGCTAGACTACATTGGTGTGGAGTGGAACGATGCATGTATGGAGCCGCATAAAATCAAGCGAGATGTGAAAACAGCTTCGCTGGCACAGGTTGTGCGCCCCGTTTACACATCGAGCGTGGACCGCGCCGCGCGGTTTGGTTCCATGCTCGACCCGCTGCGGGAGGCGCTGGCATGACCTACGAAGAAGCGAAAACAGCTATTGACATCACGACGCTATGGGCTGAACTACGCGACTACGTGGCCACGCAGCCAATGGATGACAACAGCCCAATGACGCGGACGCAGGCGCTCGCTGTGGTTGATGGCGCGGCGCAGATGGAGAGTCAGTTTGCCGACCCGCGCTTCGAGGTGTTCGATTTCGTTCGCCGGGAAATGCAGTTCAAGGTGTTGGACGGCACCTCAATCCGACAAGACCATCCAGAGATAGCAAAGTGGCTGGTCAATCGCCGTTCGGTACTTGCTGACCCTGCAATACGGGGGGCTAGATAATGGCAAGCTATGTATCGCGCATTGCGGCCAGCGCCGCTATCTTCTCGGGCTTCACGACCACACCCGTCACGAACCGCTGGTCAACAACGGGCGGCAACACTGGCCGGAGCACGACCTACACCGGCACGGGTGCCAACATCGCTACGGCCCGATTCACGGCGGCTGCGGTCGCATCCAATCCGGCTGGACTGGGCGCGCCAATCAAGCTCAAGATGCTGACTGGCACGACACCTGCCATCACACAGACGGCGAAAATCAAGGTCACGGGCCTGAACTCCACGAACACGAACTGGTGGGAATGGGTGAGCCATGCCAAACCGACTGCATACACGCAGGCGATGAAGCTGTCCGGCGGCCAGTTCAAGATAAAGTACAAGCGAGCCGGAGGCATGCGAGCATTTGCCGAGGCTTACGATTCGGCAGGCGTGCGGCAGGCATCCACGCAGATTGCAACGGGCGCAAGCGCAGGCGGCGGCTCGCTTTCGGTCACGGTCGCGGTCCCGACCACGAAGGCCATCACTGTTCCGGCTGGTGGCTATGCGGTGGTCAGGATTCAGGGCAGGGGCAACACATCAAGAAGCAAAATGACGATGATGCTCGGGCAGACCGCCAACGGCGGCATGCTCTGGAGTCCGACTGAGGCCCCGGCCATTACAGGGCCGGCCGCAAGTGGCGCGGTAGTTGATGGCTCAGATATTGCCGCAGCCACAGCCCATGTCGGCAAGATTCAGGCGCAGGCGACGTTCCGCAATGCTTCTGGCACACCGTACCCCGATGGCATCATGGTGACGGCATATCTGGCCTCCGATTGGGCGAGCGGCACGGCATCTCCTGTTGGTTCAGCGGCCATTGCCGGCGGCGCCGGTGCCGTTGCCATCGACGTTCCGACCACCGCCGATGTGGTGCTTGTCTGCGACCCTCTGGCTGCCGGGATTGGCAACGAGGTTGCCATGACCAAGGCTGTCACGCCAACGGTGATTTAAGTGGCTGTCTGGTATGGTCGAAACCCGGGCTCAGGCCCTTGGGACGGCTTTGACCCGACAGTTCAGGGTGGCGCGCCACCAATAACGGGTTCAGGAAGCGCAACAACCGCCGCGTCTTCTGTTGTTTCTGCTGGCACATACACACCACAACCCGTGAATGGTACAGGCTCTGTTATCAATCCGTCCGTTGTGGCGTCGGCAGCCGGCAGCTACACGCCGCCGGCCCTTTCCGGCTCGGCAACCATCAATGCTCCGCCGGCCGCTGTTTCTTCCTCCGGTCTTTACACCCCTCCCGCGAAGACGGGCATTGGTAGCGCCAATGCTCCGTCTTCTGCTGTGTCTGGCGCCGGCAGCTACACCCCTCCGAACATCACCGGCTCAGCCTCTGTAAATGCGCCTCCAGCCACAGCCGTTGGCTCAGGCGTCAACATCGACGCCATCTCCGGGTCTGGTTCGGCTGTTGCACCGGCATCTTCTGTATCTTCTGCCGGCACATACACTCCGCCAGCCAAAACAGGCACTGGCTCAGTTCTTGCGCCCTCATCGTCGGCTCTCGGAAGCGGCGCATACACGCCTCCGGCCAAGACTGGTTCTGGTGCCACACTATCGCCAGCGGCAACAGCATCTGGTGCCGGCGCATACACGCCGCCGTTAAGGTCGGGCTCTGGTTCTGTCTCTGCAACGCCGGCGATAGCGACCGGCTCTGGCTCCTACACCCCGCCGGCAAAGACCGGCTCCGGTATCGCATCCTCTCCGGCGGCGCTGGCATCAGGCTCGGGCACCTATACGCCGCCCGATATTATCGGCTCGGGAAATGCAACCGCCGGACCCGCCACCGCTTCTGGCTCGGGTGTCAATATCGACGCCATATCAGGCTCCGGCTCTGCAACCGTACCGCCGGCTGTCGGTGCTGGAGCGGGCGCATACACGTCGCCTGCAAAGACAGGTTCTGGTGTGGCGTTGTCTCCGGTCTCGACTGTCTCTGGCGTCGGCACATATACGCCGCCAGCCAAAACAGGCTCCGGCGCAGCGCTCTCTCCGGCTGCATCGGCGTCCGGTGTTGGTGGATACACCCCGCCGGCGGTATCCGGCAGCGGAAGCATCACCTCGCCGGTCACTGCCGCATCTGGCGCCGGCACATATACACCTCATGCAAAGACTGGTTCTGGCTCGGCAGTCACACCGGCGGCGACAGCATCCGGCTCAGGCGCATATACACCTCCAGACATCCTTGGCTCTGGTCAGGCTATTTCGCCGCCGGCTACCGCATCGGGCTCGGGCTCCAACACCGGCGCTGCATCAGGCTCTGGTGCGGCCACTGCACCAGCCGCCACCGTAGCTGGTTCCGGTTCCTATGTCCCGCCGGCCAAGACCGGCTCTGGCGCGGCCATCGCCCCGGCGGCGGCAGCATCTGGTTTGGCGACTTATACGCCGCCAGATATTGTTGGCGTTGGGCAGGCATCGCCGGCTGCGGCTGGTGTTGCGGCCTCTGGCTCCTATACCCCGCCACCTGTCATCGGCTCTGGCTCGCCATCGGCTCCTTCCGCCACAGTATCCGGCGCCGGCGCATATACGCCTCCCGATGTATCAGGTGTCGGCTCGGTCTCTTCCGCAGTGCCGATTGCTGTTGGCTACGCATCCTATATTCCGCCGAACATCACCGGCTCCGGCTTGGTGGTCGCACCGGCCGTGTCTGCCATTGGCAGCGGCGCATATCAGAATGCCCCGGGGTTCTCCGGCTCTGGCGCGGCCATTTCTCCGCCGGCGATTGGCTCTGGCGTCGGCACATATACGCCGCCTGATGTCACCGGCACAGGCTCCGCATTTTCGGCACCGTCGCTCGCCATCGGTTATGGTAGCTACACCCCGCTGGCTGTCACCGGCGCCGGCAATGTATCTGTCCCGGCGGCCGTTGCCTCTGGCACTGGAGGGAGCTTTGCTTCCGGTAGCGGCGCGGCCGTGTCTGCGCCGGCGATTGTGTCCGGTCAGGGCGGCTTTACGCCACAGCCAGTCACGGGCTCGGGCGGGGTGTCGGCGCCGGCAGTCACCGTCACAGGCTCTGGCGATTATGTGCCGGCATCCGTGTCTGGCTCTGGCTCGGCTATCGCTCCGACTCCAACAGCAAGTGGCTCAGGCAACAGTGTTGGTGATATAATAGGCGGCGGCTCTGTCATTGCGCCGGCAGCAACTGCTCACGGAACAAGCGCTTACAAGGCTCTGGTTTACGTTGACCTGCTCACCGGGAATATCATGCTGATGGTTCCGTTGGGGGAGACAAATGCCTGAAACGGTTGTGATAACTGAGAAAGTCATTGTTGCAGACACCGGGAACACCGGTGCCATTGACATAGTGGAGCAGCAAACAACCGTCGAAATTGGCGACAAGATAGTCGAGGTTATATCGGCCGGGCAGATAGGCCCGCCCGGTCCGCCGGGTCCGCCGGGACAGCCCGGCTCCGGCATCAACGCACAGCAAATCCAGTCTATTCCAGTCTCTTCGGCTACACCAAACGAAGGCGACGTGTTAGTATCGCACGGAGGGACATGGACGCCAGAAAGATTGAATGGTGGCTATTTTTAGGAGGGAGTCATGGCACAAACAATCCAAATCAAACGGTCTCTGGCTGCAAGCCCGCCGGTATCGCTTGCGGAGGGCGAGCTTGCCTACACCATGGGTGCGGGCGGGAAGATTCTGTATATCGGCTCGACCGGCGCGACCATTGAGATTATCGGCGGCCAGCATTACACCAGCCAGTTTGATAATGTTGCTTCTGGCACTCTGAAAGGACGGGTCACGGCCGGCGCCGGCGCCCTTGAGGAACTTACGCCGGCGCAGGTGCGCACTCTCATCAATGTTGCCAACGGGGCCACGGCAAACTCCACGGACGCATTCCTCCTTGACCGCGCCAACCACACCGGAACGCAGCTTTCGGCCACCATTTCTGACCTTGCAACAACGGTGCAGGCATACACACTCGACCTGTTTGCAGCGCCGGCTGCGGCACTGAACCTGAACAATCAGGTTATCAGCAACCTTTCAGACCCGGTGGCAAATCAGGATGCGGCCACCAAGGCGTATGTCGATTCGGTTGCTCAGGGCCTCGATTTCAAGGATTCATGTCTAGCGGCAACGACCGCGAACATCACGCTCTCCGGCTTGCAGACCATCGACGGCATCACGCTCGCCGCAAACGACAGGGTTCTGGTGAAGAACCAGACAGCAGCAGCCGAGAACGGTATCTATCTGGTCAAGAGCGGCGCTTGGGTGCGGGCAACGGACGCTGACGTTAGTTCCAAGGTCACGACCGGCCTCATAACCTATATCGAACAGGGAACCACCAACGGCGGAGCGCAGTTTGTTCTGAATACGCCGGGGCCAATCACACTCGGGACAACCGCCCTCACCTTCGTGCAATTCGGCGGAGGCCAGACATACACGGCCGGCAACGGCATCACGCTGACCGGCACGCAGTTCATCGTGCAGGCCGGCGCCGGATTGCAGCAGGACGCCGGAGGATTGTCTATCAGCCCAACGTATGCCGGCCAGCCCAGCATTTCAACCGTTGGCACCATCACCGCCGGAATATGGAATGCCTCTGTCATCAATGTGGCCTACGGAGGCACGGGCGTATCAACACTCACCGGCATCGTCAAGGGCAATGGCACTGCCGCATTCACGGCCGCCGTGCCGGACGTGGATTATCTGTCACCGACATCGGTTATCGACGGAGGCACGTTCTAAGTGCATACATAAAGACAAAATCCCGCGCTATATAGCGCATTTAGGGAGGCCACATGGCACAGACAATTCAGTTGAAGCGTTCGGCCGTTCCGGGGAACGTGCCAACCACGGCGCAACTCGGCTTGGGCGAAATTGCCATCAACACATACGATGGCAGGCTGTTTTTCAAGAAAGACCCCGGCACACCATCCATTGTCGAAGTATCGCTTGTCGGTCACAACCACGATGGGGTGTATGAGCCGTTGCTTGGCTACACCCCCGTCAACGTGGTCGGCGACACCATGCTTGGAGCCCTTGATTTCAGTTCGGGAATGAATGGCGGGTGGACAATCGAGGGTGGCAAGCATTTCTTTACGACGAATGACGGGAAAGGGAACGTAAACCTCCGCGTTGGACATAATCCATCCGAGCTCTGCACGGAAGCTGGCTATGCCTTCCACATGGAGTTCTCTCAAAATCTCGGTCAATGGCAGTTCAATGTATCTGACGTATCTCTGGCCGTGAATGACCCGATAACGTGGGTAAAAGCGTTGCAGGTCACGGCGGCCGGCATCGACGTGGTTGGCAACATCACGGTCACGGGAGCGGTGGATGGCCGCGACATAGCAGCAGACGGCGCAACCCTAGATTCCCACGTTGCAAATCTGTCGAATCCTCATGGTGTGACAGCAGCTCAGATTGGGGCTGTGGAAGTGGCCAACGGTACTGCGATTATCTCAGGCACGGCCTCAGCATCGCTACATCTCCGTTCGACAAACGCCTCTGGTGTAATACAGTTTATGGATAACCTCGTAAACACTTGGAGGATTAGAGCGCACAAAGCAAGTGGCGTGTTCGATATAACGAGGTATGACTACAACACAGGGGCCTACCTTGATACCCCTATCTCCATATCTCAGCTTACGGGAACTGTCACAGTTGCTGGCAGGGATGTTGGGGCAGACGGCGCAACCCTAGATTCCCACGTTGCAAATCTGTCGAATCCTCATGGTGTGACAGCAGCTCAGGTTGGGGCAGTGGATATAACTGGCGGAAGTATGTCGGGCAATCTTGGCATACGAAAAACAGGCTCCGCAGTGCTTTACTTAGACAGCACAGATGCGAGTGGCAGTAGTCAGATAAACCTACAGAAAAGTGGGATAAATAACTGGGTTATTAGGGAGGCGACCGGCTCTAGCGACCTCCAACTCAGGAGGCACGACGCCACTGGAACATTCTTGGATATACCTTTCAGGGTCTATTTTTCATCCGGGGCGATAACCACTTCATCTACAGTCAACGGGCGGGACATGGTGGCGGATGGTGCGAAACTGGATGGTATAGAATCGGGCGCAAACCTTGGCGAGCCCCCGCTTGGGAATCCTGCTGCTGATGGCTATGTGCTGTCATCCACGGCGGCCGGTGTGCGCAGTTGGGTTCCTCAGCCGGCCGGCGGCGGTGACATGTTGAGTACAAACAACCTGTCTGATGTTGCCAGCGTATCCGCATCGAGAACCAACCTTGGTCTTGGAACAGCGGCAGTCAAGAATGCCGACACGGCTTACAATTCGTTTGGCAACGGCACGGTCCCCATTCGGCATCCAGCAGGCTACCTGTACAGCAACTATTTCAACATGTCATCAAACAATACCACGGCCACGCCATCACGGGTGGCCGTCGAGGCGAACTCGGACGGGTTTCTGCGCTGGCAGACATTCGGCCAATTCAAGGCCAACCTTGGAGTCACCTCCGGGCCGACCACGGTATCGTCGGGGCTCATAAGTCTGGCAACATCAGGTGTTAAGACGTTTTCCCATGGCCTTGGCGGGGTTCCAACATCCTACAGCGCAGTGTTCAGATGCAAGGTGGCCACAGGCGGATTTGCCGTTGGTGATGAGATAAATGTGCATTCGAATACGGCAATGGCTCCCTATGCCAATGCGAGCGTTGTCGGCGTCTATTGGCTTGCCAGTTCGTACATAAGAGGAAACAATGGGCAGTATGTCACCGTCTCAGCAGCCAATTTCGATTTGAAATTCTATGCAACACTGTAGGTTGCCCGCATATATCGGCAACTGTAGAATGCCCCTCATGGGAGGGATTCTTGGAATTCGGGCGTCAGAAAACATCAATCGAAGAACAGGAAGAGCTCATTCGCAGGGTTGTCGAAGCGACCTTGAAGGCGTCACGCGCCGAGATTGCGGGCATCATTGACGCTCACATCAGCACGGCGATTTCAAAGAGAGAAACCCTTGAGAGAGAAATGGTCAAGCAGTCGGTTGATTTAGCAATCAACGACAGACTTGGCGAAGACTGGCATGACGTGGTTGACTTCGTGCGCTCCCTCCACAGGCACGCAAACGGCCTGAGCTCCGGCTTCTGGTCAACACTTGGTAAGATGCTGGCCACCGCCTTTGTGGCCTTTATCGGCTTCATTATATGGGCGATGGCTTGGAGGAATGGGTGATGCTTCCTGATATTCAATCATACACAATCGACACCCCGCTCCCAACGAAGGCGGCTCGCAACTTCGCCCTGCACGAGCTCATCATCTCCGATACCGCGCTTCGACTCGGCATATCAAACCATTTCAGGTGCAACAGACACGTCCACAACGCTGTTTTTCTGGCAAGAGAGGTCTTGCAGCCAGTGCGAGACAGATTCGGGCCGTACAGGCCAAACAGTGTCTTTCGCTGTCAACAGCTTGAACGGGCGTTGAAGCATAAGCCAGACGATTGGGTGAGCACCAGTCAGCATACGGAAGCCGAAGCGGCAGATATTGAAGTTCCGGGCGTGCATAACATGCGGCTTGCCGAGTGGATAAGGGACAATCTCGAATTCGACCAACTTATCCTTGAGTGCCACAACCCCAAGCTTGGCCCCAACTCTGGATGGGTGCATGTATCTCGACGAATGCATGGCGAGAACAGAGGTGAGGTTCTGTCGATGGTCATGGCGCACGGCGCTTACAGGTACTTCGATGGCCTGATTCTTGATGTTGAGAGGTGATGACATGTTAGGGACAGCGCTTGCACTTGTATCTCAGTTTGCACCCTCAATCATCGGCATGCTGGCCGGCAAGAAGGCGGAAGAGAGAGCCGAGGCGGTGGTTGATGTGGCCAAGCGAATCACAGGCGCGGCCACCCCTGATGAAGCCCTGAAAACCATCGAAAATAATCCTGAACTCGCGGTACAGTTCAGGCGGCAGGCAGTACAGTTGGAAGAGGCATGGCTGAAAGAGCAGGCAGCCGTGTTCCAGACGATTTTTGCGAACGAGAAGGACAACCCGCACACCACCAGACCGAAAATCGCATGGTGCTCGTTTCAGATTCTCGCGGCCGGGACGATGATTGTGCTCGGCTTGTGGGGCTATGCTGTTGGCGTAGAGAACAAGGATATGGTCAAGACAGTCATGGATGGCTGGCCGTTCGTGGTGGCTGTGCTGGCGCCGTTCGTGGCTCTTCTTCGTGCCTACTTCGGGATTCTGCGCGACGAGAAGAAGGCTCACTTGCAGGCCGGCACAGGGCAGCCGGTTCAGTCCGGGCTCGGCGCCATCATTCAGGCTTTCAGGAAATGAGCGTGCAGAAACTGTCAGCCATTGTGGCGATTGCTGCAACGCTTGCGTCCGGCATCTACTGGATTTCTCAGAATGTTGTTTGGGCCGGCGACTACAGAGAGCATGTCAGGGCATCGGAAGAGCGCTGGATTATGTACCAGCAGGATAAGCTCTGGAGAGAGTACAGAGAGCTCAAGTCTCAAGATTTGTTGTCTCCGTTCGAAAAAGAAAGAATGGCGGCCATCGAGCGTGCCATGAGGGATAACGACATCCGCCTGAAATCACTCATGGGAGGTAGCGATGATTAAGTCGATTTACATGAGCCCCGGCCGACTTGGGGTTGCCGCATACATTTTTTCGTTCGCCTTGATTTCAAGGCCGAAGCGAAAAAAGAGCCCTGATTAAGACCTTATCGAAACTGCAAGCACTTACGAAAATTAGAACGGAATATCATCATCATACAGCCCGTCATCTGCTGGCGGCTCACTGCTGAAAGGGTCGCGTTGGTCTGAGGTTCCGGCTCTATTGGCGCCCCTCTCCGGTGTGGGTGAGGCGCGGCCGCCCCGATTGCCTTCCTCACCCTTGCCGCTCAGCATCTTCATGTTCGAAGCCTTGATTTCGGTTGTGTACCTATCATTGCCATCGCGGTCCACCCACTTCCGGGTTTCAATCTTCCCTTCGATATACACACGAGCTCCTTTTTGCAGGTACTCGTTTGCAATCTCCGCAAGGCGACCCCAAAGAACGACCCTGTGCCATTCGACACGCTCCTGCATCTCGCCGTTCCTGTCCTTGAATCTTTCGGAGGTTGCCACGCGCAGGTTGCAGACACAGGTTCCATCCTGAATAAATCTGGTTTCAGGGTCCGAACCGAGGTTTCCAATCAGAATCGCCTTGTTAATCATAATTACCTCGCAGCACATATTGTGCGAAACTGCATTTTTCACCGAATTTATTGACGGCCTGCTTCCTCTTCGTTTCAATGCTGAAACCAGCTTTTCTCAACTTATGGATGACGGACGACAGTCTGTAAACACCAAGCTCACTCCACGCCTCAACCGGGTCAACACTGCCGACAGCCATGAGATGCATGACTACCCTTTCTTCCTGTTTCGACAAGCCTTTTGTCTTCAAAGATTTTCTCCTTACGACACGACGATTGTGCGCTTCTTTGTCAGTTCAACTCCCGGGATTTCCTTACCGGTAGCAACGGCCTTTTTGACTGCCGTTTCGTCCACAACGACCTTCTTATACTCAGCCGGCACAGCGTCAATATCAAGCACTTTTACCGATACATTCTGCCTCACAGCCATCTTTCCTGTCGCACCCATGGCCACGAGCTCGCCCGTATCCTCAAGATACCCATCGACTTTCGATTTGAGAGCCGTGAGGCAGTCGCCCAACGGTTTCGAGAAAACCTTGAACTTATCGTTTATCTCCTTGATGTGCTTGTTGTGCGGTTCGACAATCTCCTTGCGCTTCGACTCCAGTTTCTTTTGAAGCTCCGCGATTGCCTTGCCAATATCGGCTGCCTTCGCGGCGCCACCTCCGTCCGAGACCTCAATCTCAGATGCTATCGCAATAAGGCCATTCACAGCCTCCACGATGGTGGCGGGCACATCCTGAATCTCAATGGCCGGCGCGGCCTCTGTCGGGGCTGATTCCGCCACCATCCTTTCCACCTCAGATAGGCCATCTGGCCACTCGCGCGCTTCAACGCGGCGCCAGAACTCATCCAGTTTCTCTACCATTCTGGCGATGTACTTGTTGTCGCGCTTGATGACCTGCTCATGGTACGGTTCATCGGCGCCGGGCTGATACGATACGAAGTACCACTCCTTGAAGCCGAACACATACATATTCTGCTGCATTTGATGGTAGTACGCCTGTTCGACAGTGCCCTTGCAGTGGTTGGCATGAACATCTTCGGATGTCGGACACTTGATTTCCACGCCGACCTTCTCCTTTCTGTTCACTCCATCGGCCGATGCGCGGATGTGGCGCCTCTGCCCGCACATAGGCACCACTTCAACCATGTGCTTTGCTTCGAATATCTCGCGCGCCACCTCTTCAAGCTCGCTTCCGCGACGCATGGCTGCATTCTGGAAATCCTTGCGCTTCTTCTGACCTGTCTTCTCAAGCCACAAGTCGCGCGAGAAGTTCATGGCGCGCAGACCTTCCGAGGCACCAATTCCTCCATTTCTCCAATCGTGCCATTCCGGCGAGCCCTGTTCGAGGTTTACAACTCTAAGTCTTGGGACTCCCATTCCAATTCCTCCGATTCGTCCAACTTTGGAATCATGTTGCTTTCAAGCGCATCTTCGACGCCGTACTGAATCTGGTCGCACACCTCTTCAACATCGGCGTATGTGAGATGCTTGTACCCCGACTCCTGCGGTCCGTTATTCCGAATCTCCAGACTCTGACGAATCCACAGCCTTAGTTCCGCCGCTATCGACTCCTTGATTTCCACTATTATTGCCATTCCCATCCTCCACAATTTCAGCATCCTCTGCGGAATGCTTCTTGATGAACTCGATACACTCGTCGATGCTCATACCCTTGATTGAATGCACACCGATTGACTTCGCGTATGCCATCATGGGCTTGCCGGCGCGCGCAGCCTCTTCTTTCAGGATTCTGCCGACCTCCCGCTGCTTCTCAAGGAGTTCATCCTTGGCGGTACGCTCGGAGGTATCGCCGATGGCGGCATCCACCAGACCTTCGGTATCGTCGAGAACATGAACCGCCTGACTCAGGCGCTGAGTCTTCGGCCAATACTTGCTCGCGCGCTTAACAACGGTCTTCCTCGCCATCTCCGCATAATCCGTGACCCAAGGCCCGGTTGATGCCTTGGAGCGCTTGCGCACGGCGTCGATTTCATCCTTCGACATGATTTCATGCATGGTAGTACCATCGGCAAGCGTGGCAACGCAATAGACGCCGAGGATGTCATCGTCGCTCTTGTTCTTGGAGAACGGGTTTGGCTTATGCACGATGCGTTCTTCCGTACCCTGAATCACCTCGAAGAAGTCATCTCGATATACAACGCGAGAGACGACTGACTTCACGCTTCCTGAATCTGTTGCGATTTTGATGAGGCCCATGTAGCTGATGTCCAGACATGCCCGACCACCACGAGGGACAAGATAGGCCAGTTTCATGGCCGGGTTCAGGGTGATGTCGATGAGCGCTACATTCTCGATGGCGCTGCGAAGGGAGGGAATCATGCCGGGCTTTTGCAGGGCTGGATTCGCCTCGACAATCTGCGCCGCAAAGCGCGCCTCTCGCTCAAAATCAACGCTCGCTCGCTTGAATGCCGGAGCGGCCTGCTTGATGGCGTGGATGTAGGGTTGGATGGCGTTTGACATTGTGACCTCCTGCCGAGAACGGCCAAACTACCCTAATGAGAATCAGTTGTCAACATGCAATGGTGGTCACAACGATTGACGAAAGAATGTTGCGCTTGACATAGGGGAGTCGGTGAATATATTTCGGGAGTAGCGGCTATATCGCGGGTCGCTCCCGCGATGAAGCAACCTCCCCCTCGGTGGCGCGCCGCTCCTTTTTCTTCTATCTCAGGAGGGGGGTGGCGAGGGGATATGAGCAGCAAAGAGGCAATCGAATCAATAGCTCCCGGGAGCGCTAGAGTCACAACCTCAAACGGCGATGTTTACGAGCACGCATCCATAATCTCCGTCGAGAGATACACAATCCAAGCAGTTGTTGATGGCTCTCCGATTGTGTTCTTCAAGGCCGGAATTGTATCCATCGAGGATGAACGTCAACACAGGACAGCCAACTAAATGGAAAACGGCTATGTGCTGTTGTCCCGTTCGCTATGCGAGCACTGGATGATTGCCTCCGACCATGATGCTCTGGCGGTCTTTATCTATATCCTACTCAACGCGCGGCATAAAGAAGGAACGGCAGTCATTGACGGGTCCATTGAGACCCTTCGGCCGGGTGAGCTTATCGGTGGTCGCAAGCGCATCGCTCAGGCCACAGGGCTCACCGAAAAGCAGGTGAGAAGAATTTTGAGGTTGCTGGAAAAGGGCGGAATTACGGCCAGCAGAACGGCCAATGGAAGGGCCAATGGTGTGGGGATAATTTCCCTTGTAAATTGGGAACTTTACCAAACCGAGGTGAATTATAGGGCCAACAAAGGGGCCAGCAGACGGGCGCACGAAGGGCCAACGAAGGGCCAACGAAGGGCCACAAACAAGAATGGTAATAAGAGAGATATATTAGATGTTGGAGATAGTGATAGGTATGGAGATAATGGAAAGGTAGATACCGATTCGGGCGAATCGGTTTATCTGACTCGCAAGCGTCGCAAGCTGACAGGGAAGCGGCTTGAGACGTTCAACATGTTTTGGGATGCGTTCGACTACAAGGTTGGCAAAGCGGATGCGGCCGATGCTTGGCTGGATATTCCGAACATGACCATGGCTCTGGTCCACAAGATAATCGCTGCGGCGAGAGTCGAGGCAGCCCGTCGCGTCAACGTGGAGAATCCCAAGATGGCTCAGGGATGGTTGTCGGCTCGCCGATGGGAGGATGAGTTGCTGTCTGGAAGCCCGCCTGCCGCAACCCATAGGGGGTACTCCGAAGGGAAAAAGAAGGAGGCGTTGTGAGTAAAATTGCTGAGCGCGCGTTCATTGCGAATGCCATTGTGTTCGGAGGGCATGATGAATTTGCCCTGACACCGGACCATTTCGAGGACAGGCTGTGCTCCGAGGTCTGGCGCGAGATAATGGACGCCAGCGAAATAAGCACACTCGAACTGAGCAAGAAGTTCGGCGAGGCGCCACTTTCAAAGCTGATTGAGTGCGCCCAAGCGCACAGCAAGATGCCCGAGCTTTACAAAGACATTGTTGATGACCACGAGAGGCGCCAGTTTATCCGTGAAATCGAACTTGCGAAGGAGATGGTGTCGAAAGGAGCCCCGTTAGAGGACGTACAATCGACGCTGAGCGGTTTTTCACCGTCGAGTAGTGGTGTGGGTGCCATGACACTCGCAGAAGGGCTTAGAGAGGCTTACAGCGAGATTGAAGCCATCAGTCAGGGCGGGAAGGACTGCCGGTTGTACATACCGACAGGAATCAAGAGCTTTGATGATGTGTTCTTCGGGCTTGAGCGCGGCGCCTACACCGTGATTGCCGGCCGGCCATCGCAAGGAAAGACGGCGCTGGCTACAAAGATTGCGACGGAGATTGCGCTGTCGGAATATAACGTGTTGATGTTGACCCTTGAGATGAGCAGGCAATCCTTGGTGTACAGGATTCTGTCATCCTATGCTGGCCTTGACCTCCAGTTGCTGCGAAAGGGCGCGGTGAAATCCCCAACAGCGTGGTCGAATCTTGCCAACGGCGTTCAGAAACTGGTTGGCGCAAACCTGTGGATTGATGATGAGCCGTTGATGACAGCAGGAAAGATTGCAGCCAAGGCCAGAAGGCACAAGCGGATTCATGGTCTGGACGTTCTGGTTATTGACTACATTGGACTTGTCAATGGCGAGGGAATGGGCGAGAAGCGGCACGAGCAGGTGTCGGAAATATCGCGTCGAATGGCAAGTCTGAGCAAGGAACTGGATTGCGCGGTGGTAGTGCTTTGCCAGCTTGGGCGCGATGTCGAGAAGCGTGTCGATAAGCGTCCGCTGATGTCTGACCTGAGAGATTCCGGCTCGATTGAGCAGGATGCAGATGTCATCATGTTCGTGTACCGGGATGAATACTATCACCCGAAGCCGGAGAACAGGGGCATCGCGGAGGTTATCGTGTCGAAGAATCGCAATGGCCCCGTTCACACCGTGAAGCTCCATTTCAGACATGACACAGCAACATTCGAGTCATTCAAGTAGGAGGACGCAATGAGTCTGGATGCGAAAGAGGTTGCATATTATTCGGTGGAGCACGGGTTTACCGAGACATGCAAGAAGTTCAGGTGTTCGCGCAGCACGGTGGTTAAGGCAAGGCAGAAGTTTGGCATCAGGGAGCAGACCAAGACTGATGCCTTTGAGCGCGCCATGAGAGACGTTCGCGCCGGCATGAGCAGAGCGGAGGCAGCGCAGAAGCATGGCGTGAGCGTATCCCGGCTTGGTGAGTATCTTCGCGGCAAGGTCAAGCGTTCGTCCAGCAAGTTCTACGCCAGCGATAGCGCCAGACTCCACCCCGCATTGCTGTTGTTCAAAAGGAGGGCCAAGTGAGCGCATACAAATGTTTTCGTGGAGCCAAGGAGAAGCGCAGCAGGCTGTCACGCTATCTGGCTCCAGATGGGTTCACGTTTAACGGGCCATTCCACCGCATTCAGAAACTGGTTCGGATTGAGACGAAGTGGAAGGACATCGACTGCGGGCACATCACGAGCAATATCGACCCGAACTGTGAGGGTTGCTGGTTTCGCAGACCGTGAGGCCAACGGGATTCAACAGCGCCGGAACCTGTGAAGGTTGTGGCAAGTGGCGCTCGATTCGGGATGCCTACACCATAAGCAAGGACGGAAAGTGGTGGGGGAACGGGCTTAGTGATGCCTCTTTATGCAGGGAGTGTCATCGCAAGCGCAAGCAGAAAGGAGAAAAGGATGAGGGATAAGGAATACTTGAAGCCCAAGGACGGCCAGTTGTGCGCCTACCACTACCTTGGCGGTTGTATGGGCGATGTGGTTTTTCATCACATCCGCGTCAAAGGTCTTTGTGGGGTTGGGTTGAAGATGGAGGATGAGTTTACCATCCCCGTGTGTTGGCTGCATCACCGGGCCTGTGACGCCCGCACCATCCCGACGCATGACCAACTGAAAGAGATGCTGTGGTTCTGGTTTGGAACGATTGCTGAGCGCGATGGTTTGGCGCCGGCACTGCAAGCGTTTGGCGATGCCTACGTGGCAATACTGAAAGGAGGCAACAATGCAGAATCCGTTTGATGTGGAGGGCTCAACAATCAATATCGAGATGATGAACCCCAATTTGGCATTCAAGAGCTTGAAGTCCGGTGACAGGTTCTTGTTGACCGTGGAGATTAAGAAGGAGGTGTGGGAGTTGTTGCAGGAGTGTCGAAGCAGGTCCGGTATGCTTCTGGATGCCGATGTGACCGTGGTTGCTGTGAACGCACAAGGAGCAGCGAAGCCGGATGAGAGGGTTGCGCCGAAGAGGCTCACGCCGGCGAACATTCTGCATCAGACATTCCTCAAACTGCCCGAGTTTTGGGAGTTCGTGAGTGAGGTGACTGGCGAACTGATTGAAAACGATGTGGAGTGCAAGGCCGCCCTGAAACGCTTTCTGGATGTTGGTTCGCTGTCAGATGTTGACGAGCAGGCCATGACAAAACTCATGGCAACCTTCAAGCGATTCTGCGAGAATCACGGGTATGTCAGCGACGAGTAAATACCGGAACAGAAAGATTGAGGTCGATGGTTTAACATTCGATTCGGAAGGTGAGGCTCAGCGCTGGTTTGAGCTCAAGTATCTGGAGAGAGCCGGCGCAATATCCGACTTACGCCGTCAGGTTCCGTTCGAGCTCCAGTCTGGATTCAGGTACAACGGGGTTTCCTACAGGCCGATTCGGTGGGTTGTCGATTTCGCCTATAACAAGGATGGCATGCCCTGTGTGGAGGACTTCAAGCAGCCCAAGACCGCAAGTGAGGCAACATTCAGATTGAAACTGAGGATGTTCCTGTACCAATACGGGGCCACCTACAATGTGTTCATCAGCCAGAAGTCGCGTGGACGGATAACTGTGGCGCGCGTTTGACTTTATATTCACTTTCGATTACAGTTCGTTGCTCAGAGGAATACTTGATGGCTACTTCTATACCGATTTCTCAGGATGAAATGTCATCCATGCTGAAAGCCGCGCGCCTGTCCAAGCAGGAATTGGCAGAACGGCTTGGCCACTGGTCGCACGCCGCGTCGAGATGGAAAGACTCGGTGCCAACCTATGTGGTCGAGTACCTTCGCATTCGTGGCTGCATATTCGGCATTGTGGAGCATATCGAGTATGGCACGGTGCCGAAGTCGTTTGACTTCATTGGCGCGCTCAAGGAAATGAAGCTCAAAAAAGCAGAACTGGCCCGAATCCTTGGCGTATCCAAGCATTCTGTGACACGTTGGGGCAATGAGCCGCCGCAGTATGCCCTTGAATATGTGTACTGTCGGTGGTTGATGGAGAGGTGTATCAATGGATACGAAAGAGCAGAATAATCAGCAGTCGGTGTGTGAACGTCAGGCTTCGAGCCTGCAAGCTGCCGTGACGCTTCTCACGGATGGTATCAATGCCACCTTGCAGGCTATGGGTAGCATGGAGAAGATTATCCAGCAGCAGCACGAGCAGATTCAGCGACTGAACGCTGAAATCGCAGCGATGAACAAGGAGTCGAGAGGCGAGCCCACGGTTGAAAGCGAGCCGGCAGAAGGATAGGATAGCCATCACCGCCTGCCCCACCCTCCCTCCAGCATCCCTATGGCAGCGGTGAATAAGAAAGGCCCGCATTTCGCGGGCCTTTCGTTTGGCGCCTTAACTAGCTATTCCGCAAGACCATTCTCAACCATGTTGACAATAGCGATTTCGTTCGCTTCATCCGTTGAAGCGACAGCATCCGGGTTGTTCATGGCCCACCGTTCGGCATCTTCCCTTGTCCGAAACCATTTCACCGGCTCGGCGTAGGAGTTTGCATTAACCGCATAGGCGTCACCAACTTTGAAGACTGGACTTTTCATTTCACACCTCCTTTGGCACTTCGGCGTAGTCAACAAGCTCGCCGGTTTCTTCGTTGATGACCCATGCCGGGCCGCTTTCGGGCACAACAATCGCGCGAGCCCACCTATCACCTCCGGCGCGCTCTTTCTTCAACCGGCGCCGCAGCGCGCGCAGAGTGCGACGGCCATAGAAGGGTTCGAACGAGCCCGGACCGTCACCCTCACCGGAGAGAATCAGAATTTTCTTCGCATTTTTCATTCTTTACCTCCTTTACAGGGTTGAGATAAGCGCGAGCACAAGGCATATCCAGATGAAAATCATCAGAGCAGTCTTCATACCTGAGACCTCCATTCCTCGATAATCCGAGAGATTTCCTCGTTCATCCTTTCGCGCACGCCGTAGTAGCGCGCCCGATATTGGGATGTGCGGCCGATGAATTTCAGCTTGAACACCTCCGGCTCGGCGCCTATCGGCAGCAAGATGTTGAACTCCAGCCAGCCGTTTGCCTCTTTGCAGTGAACCTTTCCAGAGATAACGATATTCCGGTAGTTCACCCGGATGCTCCGGTTTGCGATTTCACCTGACAGCGACTTGATGATGTAGGTCGCCGCCATGATTCCATTGTTCTGCATGGTCACACCTCCTTGTCGATATATGATGTGATACTCACAGGGAGAATCAGCCTGTCTTCACCGGGCTTTGCTTCGTTCAACGCGTAGCGAAGAGCGGCGATGACCATGAGTGCATCGTCTCTGCTTATATTGGGAAGATAATCCCGGGATGAGGGTGTGCCGATACCAAGAGAGATTGCCCCGCTTTCATTGACACCAACTACAACATACCTATTTGCCATGATGTGCCTCCTTTTTTGTTGATATTACTCGCTTTTTCGAGTATCATCAGAGCCTGTTCTTTACAATCCGAACAAGCCCAAGTGGGCCGGCTCTTCCGTGAGCTCGGCCCTATGGGCTTACTCATTGACACCGGGGATGTGTGACCAATACACCACCGTGCGCATGCCCATCGAATCGGTGCTGGCACCTGTCAAGCCGGCTTGTGCGGCCTTTTCAATGACTGCGTTTGGATTGTGGGACACAATGGCCACGCATGTTCTGCCATACATACCCCGGCCGGTGTAGTCTTCACGCACATCACCCGGGTGTTCTGCCAGCCCATATAGGATGTCCAGAGCTTCTTCTGTAGAGATTTCATATCCCATTTTGCACCTCCTTTGATGTTATGTGTGTCTCACTATCACCAGTCCTTGATGCGCTTGCAGTACGCGATTTCGGTGTTGTGGCCGTAGCGTACCCCGTGCCATAACTGGCCGTGGAACCGGAACCAGAAGTCAACCCGGACACCGGCGATGTTGTGGCGTCCCTCCTTGTGGTAGAAGGGATGAATCGACAGCGAGCCCGGCCAGTTGATAACCTTGTAGCCGCCGCGCTCCCGGTCTTCCGTGAGATACAGAGTGGCGCGCCCATCCTTGAGCATACTCTTTTCATCACGCTTGCCGGCGCATGCGTAGCAAATCTTGTGGCCGTTTCGCATCACACCATACCCGGTGCCGATGGAGTTGGCCGGCATCGGCAGGGTGCGCTTGCAGTATGAGCAATAGAACGTGGTCATGGTCGCCTCCTTAGAGTCCTTGGATGTGCATCAGGAAATTGCGCAACCCATCCAGAGTCTCATCGAGCTCTTCAATGGACTGCTCCAGCTTGGTCTTGATGGCTTCCGCATCATTGATTGTCTGCGTGACTCGCTCGCAGATGTCCTCGACCTTGAGCTCCAGTTCTTCGAGCTCCTTTTCCTTGGCTTGGTTGTCCTCGTGCAGGTTTTCGAGCTCGCGCGCCAGCATCGTGGATTCTTCGCTTGCATCGGGATTGGCAAGCGTATCGCGCGCCAGTTCAATCGGTTTGATTCCAACAATCATTGTGTGCCTCCTTATCGAGCCAGTTGCTCGGGGAGGCCAGCGCCCGGAGACGCTGGCTAACCCGAATCACCGGCCTAGACGCCTAGCCCGAGCTCGCGCGCGGTGTGGCGATAGATGGCCTTTTCGAGCTCGCGCGCGGCGTGCTCGGCAAACCAGTCATCGACCGAGACACCATCCATCCATGCCCGAGCGCATTCCCTCGACATGCGGGAGACATGGAACTCCTGAACGGCATTTACCAGCAGGCTCGGGACATAGTACCTCTCTTCGAGGTGCAGTTTGATGTGTCCGCGCATGATTGACCTGCCATTGTCATCGAGCAGGCGGCAGCCGAAGCAATCACCGGGGCCGGGACGCCCGACCTTGCCGGCGCGTAGAGCTTCGATGAAGTCGTGCGCATATTTTCGCGCGGCCTTCTTTGCTTCTTTCAGGCGCTTTACCACTGTCTTGGAGCCGGCCCCATGGATACCGCCACGCGGACCGATGCGCATGCCTTCGCGGAACGGGTGCGAGAAATCGTCCCAATTCCGGGCCAGATACCAGATGCCGCCCTTTTTCAGGATGAAGAACCCGTCAAGGTTCTCATTCATTCTTGCGCTTGTCGTCATCGTGCGCCAGCCGCCGGTTTTCAGCGTGGTGCTTCCGTCCGGGTGCATAGTGATGATGTCAGTCTGATGCAACCTGATGGCAATGTCGCCACCGTGCCGGCGCTCCAGATATGTGTTGTTTGCCAGTTTCCGAGACTGAGCACAGCGCCCGGAAAGCATGGCGTTCGCTTCTTTGTAATTCATGGCTTCACCCCCTTGCCGCCTTGACTTCATCGCGCGTGATGGTGTGCCAGTCTTCCCGGTCGATGTCGAAGACCGGCAGGAGATAGGCCCCGCCTTCGAACTCAATCGGACCGACAAGCCCGAGACGGTCGAACAACTCGCGCGCCCGTCCGGTTGTCAGCCGGCCAGCATGGACCGCTGCAACAATGCTCACTACTTTTGCTCTTTTCATGGTTAAACCTCCGCCAGATATTCGAGCCAAGCGGCTCGCCACTGCCGGCGCCATGGAAGACACCGGCAGGGCGCGAGACGCCTAACGCGCACTCTTGGCCGCCGGTTGCAGCGAGTAAAAGACCGTCCCGCTATTGCTGTGCTCACACTCGCCAACCCGGACCAGCCGGAAGCCAATGGCCTCGAGAATGCGCTCCATGCAGCTAGAGCCGCACGCGCCATCGAGCCATGCTTTGTCGGTTTTCGAGTTGTAAAACAAGCCGTAGAAAGTCTTGCTTTGCTTGTAGGTCCGGCGCCGCCCATTGCACTTTCGTTTGGCCAGCGCATGCACCTCAGCCGGAAACACTCGGATGATAAACTCGCCGAGAGCCGACCCAAACCGGTCATACCCGCAGCCGGTCGCCCGTGCAATCAGGTTTCCGCGCGCATCAAGGATGCGGGAAGAGCCATAGCCGCGCGTGCTCCACTTGTGCGCGATATGCTCAAAGCGCCAGTTATTGTCCAGCCATTCGCGTTGCTTGCTTGCCTCAATAATAAATTTCATGTCACACCTCCAGTCTTTGAAAAGTATAGGTAGAGCACTCACATGGCATCACCTCCGGGCTTGCGTCATGCGTGTGCATAAACCCCGAGTCATCCGCCACTTGGATTTGTCTCATGTGTTGCACCTCCGCCAAGAGATAACCCTATTATAGCGCCTCCGCATTGCGTGTCAAGCATTTTTTTTACTCTTGTGTTGCGATACTGCAAAAAAGCGGACGCATAGAATCGCCGCTAAGCGCTTTTTGAGAGGCCGGCAATACCTCAGCACCCCCGAAATCCTTGCAATTTCCAGCCTTTTCAGGCATAATCATTGAGGCCGGAGAGCACACGCCAGACCCACACAGACCACAGACCTACACCAGACAGAGAAGCCACCCAAGCCCGGGGGCGAAACCGGAACCCGGGGACGGTTTTCCACCGAATCCCGGTCAGCGCTGCCGCAACAAAAAGGGCCGCAGGCCCGCCCGGCTTGCCCGGGCCACACCCCTCAAGCTAGAATCTCACCCCATGGCCACAGACAACAAACACACCAAGAACCCCGACAGAGCCCAAAGGCAGGCCGAGAGAGCCCTAGAGCTTGCCAAGCATCAGCAGACAGACAAACTGCCGCAGAGCATCAAGCAGATAGGCAGGCCGGCCACAGCAAAGCCGCTCAGCGAAGAGCAGAAAAGCGCCATCCTTGCGCTATTGATGGAGGGCCACACGCTCACCAAGATTTGCCAGATAAAGGGCATGCCGACGGTGTATGAGGTTGGGAAGCATGCGAGCACTTCAAGCACCTTTGCCGAAGAACTCGCGCGCGCGCGTGAAATCGGGGCTGGTGTCATGGCCGATAAAATCATTGATATTGCTGACGAAATCGCCCTAGATAGCGCCGCAGTTCAACGCAACCGGCTACGCATCGAGGCCCGCGCCCGCGTTGCAGGATGGTACAACAAAAAATTCAGCGACAAGAGCACGCCCGAAGAGGTAGCCGGAATCGTCGCAGCCACCATCGAAGCGGCCCGCGCGCGATATAATAAGAAGCGCAAACCCATCGACATCACACCTAAACCCTTGAAAGGTAAGGGATAATTAGCCACAGCATAACTTGACACAATACACATTATGCGACACACAAGCGCAAAGAATCGCTTAACCACAACAACAAGCGAGACACACGCACGCACCAGCAGATAGACCGCGCGGCCGCCGGCACCCGGGGCAAAAAGGAGTCTCTAGGGGCATAGGGGGGCACATGTGTGATTTGCGCCCTGAATCTATCGACATGCCCCCCTCTAAATCTCGGCCCCACTCCAGATATATTGCGCTTTCGGTTGCAGGATGTACACGGTGATACCTTATTTCCCCGGGGTTATCCGCATCACCCTTTGCACAATGTACATTTTACTTGACAAGAATTCTGGATGGTGTAGATTGAGCCTGCCTTGGCGGAGGCTTTCCTGAAAATTTTTTGGCTCCGCCGTGGATATATTGACTGCGGGGGTTTCGCATGGCCAAGAAGAAGGATGACAAGCCCAAGTATGTATGGTTTCGGGCAGAGGTTGTTCCGCCGAGACAGGATTTGACGCTGCTGCCTGACGGTGTTTACGCACCCGGGAGGGCGGCTGTTGCATCTGTTGTGGCGGGGGCGCCGGTGTGGCTCACGACGCCCGGGGACGGGTTCGTGTTTGTGGACGAGCCCCCGGAGCCCGAGGGTGGCGGTGTGGATGGTGGCGTGTTCTTGAAGGCGCTGGCCATCGTGCGCGATGACAAGTCAGGGGCTGACGAGATTATCCGGGCTCTGGATGGTCGGAAATGAGTGCGACTGAGTATATTGGGCGGCTTCGTGGGCTGCTGAGCACGATTCGGGCTGAGACGGCGCCTGTTCCCGGGCACGTTGACCCCGGCGCGATTGAGGATTGCTGGCTTTGGGTATCTGAGCTCGTCAATGACATCGACAGTCGCTTTGGGCAGAGCGACATCAATGCTATTGCCGCGCGACAGTGGCAGTGGGTGGAGAGCGTTGGCTGGCACAAGGACAAGCGACCGCTCGAATTCGTGGCGCTGATTGCCAGCGAGGTCGGTGAGGTTGCGAACGAGTGCCGGGACGATGTTCCGTCTGATGCGCTCGGAGAAGAGCTTGCCGATGTGATTCTCCGCGCGCTGGACATGGCACACCATTTCGGCCTCGATATTGAGGCGGCGATACACAGGAAGATGGTCATCAATGCCGAGCGTGGTACGCGCGGAAGGAAGAAATGAGATTGAATCCTTGGAGGCGACAATGAAGCTGATTGACTTGGTGACGTTTCAGGACAGGCGGGTGTTTCATATTGACGAGCTTGGCCTTTCCTTGCCGGCGGTGGAGACAACCGTTGAGGACATCACGCAATCACGGGATGTGTTTGCGCCTGTCCATGAATATCAGATGGAGTTGCGGTTATTCGGTGAGTTCAGGTGCCGGCCGTGCGACTTGAGAGAGGCCAAGAGGGTTCAGATTGCGAAATGGCATGACATGCTGTTTGCCGAACAGCAGCGCCTGATGCGCGAGTTGAAGGCTGCATTCCTTTCTCGCAACATCAAGAGGATTAAGCAAGCGATTTCCGAGCTCGAAGAATCTCTGGAGGCGGGCGTATGAGATGCCAGTCTGGAATCCATGAGTGGAACAATGCCGCCTGCGCGCGCCGCTGCTGCGCACCGGGATGGCGGCTCGAACTGCGGCTTGACGCCGGTGACATTCAACCCGGCGACGACGAGGCAACCATCGTTTTTCTGTCCCGGCGGGGCGCATTCTTCGTGTTCACCAGCCGGCCGACCGACAAGGAGGATGTATGAGCATAATCTTACCTGAGTGGATGGCGTATCTTGTTGGTATAATTTTAGTGCTTCGTCTCGCGGAGATTGCTCTTGGTTTTACCGTCTTCCTGCTTGAACGAAAGAAGGCCAAGTTGCTGAATAAGGGCTAGCAGAGTAGCAATGCCGTGATGGTAAGGAAGCTCATTCATTCATGTTTATCGGCGACCCGTTCACAAACGCCAGCATCAGCGGCCCACATATTGTAAGATTCGCCAGAGCGATTGAGGACAGGATTCTCAATACCGAAGAACCACACAACAAGGAGAACGACGTATGAGATTTCACATAGGCGACCGCGTATATTCCCGATATTTCGGCGCCGGCACAGTCATTGATGATGACGGGGTGAGAATGTATGTCCGGTTTGACAGGCGCACCCACAACAAGTTTCACGTCACAGTCCCGTACCTGAGCGATGGCAGGCGCTCGCTCTTCGATATGATGCCTGAGATTGTTCCTCTCGGCGACGACATCCCTGAGCTCAATATAGGTGATGAAAAGCCACTCTCCATGCGCGTCATGGAGGCCGTTGCAAAGGCCATTTTCACGGTCGAAGAACAAGGTGGCGACAAGATGGACCTCATCATAAAGGTTTCCGAGAACATTATGCAGGAATTGCGCGAAAGTGGGAATAGCAGGCACAGCACGGGAGAGCCGAAATGGTCGCGGCCAACATCAACTTAAACGCTTGACCGTGAATGAAATGCGAATATAATGGCGGGGCGGGCGGAAGGCTGGTGGTCTAACGGAGACCCATAATCTCCAAGAGGCCGGTTCGATTCCGGCGCCCGCAACCAATCCGGCTACGGCCGGCGGCCATCACCATTCAATGTGCCTCCGCCAGAGCATTGGGTGATGGCCAACTTCGGAAGGGGCGCGAGAGTGGGTGTAGCGTGAGCAGCCCCGTCAGAAAAGCTCTCGCAGTCTCTTGGCTCAGGAGGGCCGCATATATGAAACTCAAGGAACTGGCGCGCGAGGCCCCGGAAATGCTCGGGGAAATCCTCGACAAGGCGGACTTCAACGGCACTGAAATATTCCACATTTACTCCACAATCAGCGACGACAGCAAAATCCCGCACAGCGAGAAGCCGGTCGAGCTCTGGCTCCAAATCGGAAACCTCGTGGAGGCTGCTCAGGACGTTCTCGATGAAGAGGCGGCCCGCAACAATGAGTGTCCCTACTGTCACGGGAGTGGCGGCGGGTATATGGGTGGTTCTGAGCCCCGCTGCACTTTCTGTAATGGCACCGGGGAGAGGCAATGAAAGGCAGCCTCAAAGATATTCAGGAGCTTGGAAGGGCCTTTGTAGCACTTGGAGAGACGCTACAGAAGCCCGAATCCACACTCGGCGACATTGCCGCCGCCGCGCATGCATGCGGCCTGAATGTCGGCTTCACATACGCATCCAGAACCGCGAGCGACGAGCCAACCCCGATAGACGAAGAAGACCTCCACCTGTAGCATAAGCAGACTCGCCCATGGGCTCTTCCCCTTCCATGGCGAGACGCTTGCGTGGAGCGGGCAAGAGTCCGCTCCGACAACGAAAATAACACCAATGTTTACATACAGCAGAAAATAGTTGACGAGAGGAAACATCTGGTGTAGCTTGTGTCTTCCAAGGAGGCAGACATGAGCGGAGACACAAAATCTTGCAAGACATGCGTTTTCTCAGCTTCGAGAGAAGAACCTTTCGAGGGTGCGATATTCGAATGCAGGAAGAGGCCACCATCACACAGGGGGTGGCCGGAGGTCAACCCGGATACCGGATGGTGCGGTGAATTTACACCCAGTGAAGGCCCGGTGGGTGATGCGCAGGCCATAGGTTTCGACATTATCGTCCCTGCTATCGCCAAGTCAGCCGATGACAATGAGGCGCCGTGGCCGCGCAATCGCTGGCGCCGCTGGACAGAGGATGAAGACAAGGCCATCATCAAGTGCTTCAACGACATGAGGGAGCGCGGCTTCATGGTGGAGCGCATTGCCGAGACGGCTGCGAAGCTCGTGCAAAGGACGCCGGGGGCAACGCACTACCGCCTCATTCGGCTTGGCTGCATCACGAGGGCGCGGTATGCAAACAAGGAGGGTGACAATGAGCGACTTTAACATAATCGCGGCCAATCTGGAGTCGGAGGAACTGGACGATGCTGCCGTGGCGACATTCAATATCGCCGGCCGATTGCACGACCTGTACATGGCCAACATCAACAACAAGAGAGACCTCGACCAGATGCATTATTACCACCACTACTTCTACGGGTTCCTTGGTGGTGTGAGGGTGATGGCGTCCAAGCGCAGCGACATCATTTCATTGGGCGAGCAGACCAAGCAGCGCATCGTGGCCGCCGGCCTGTGGGCTGTCACTGACGTGGTGGACTCTGGACAGTTCGATGCCATCAATCTTGAGGGAAGTCGCTCGGTGCGCGCCAGTTTCAACTACCTGTCGCTGATGGCGTGCATCGAGCCGGAGGAAATTGGTGTCGAGGTGTCCAAGGAGCAGAAGGAGCTCGAAAAAGAGGTTGGGGAGGTGAAAGGAAATGTCATTCCACTCAGGCCGCGCTGATGTGGTTGGATACCCCGAGGTCAGGTTGTGTCCATTCAGAACAGAAGACCTGCTTTGCTCCCATCCTGAGCACCCCCATCCAGATGAAGCAAAGTGCCGGGTGTGCTTCTTCAATATCCTCTGGATATACAGAAGAAGCCACAGGTCGGCCACCGCGTCTGAACTGACAGATGGCGCCATGGCGCTATGGAAGGCTGTGGATGCTGCGGGAGCTTAAAGCACATTGGGGCACGCTTTTTCTGGCGATTGCCGTATATTCGGTCGCATTAGCGCTGGTTATTGTTGCCGCAATAAAACTTGGATGGAGGCCAAAATGGCTAGAGTGAAGACGAAGAAGAGGGAATACCAGTTGAATCGCGCTGAGCGCAGGCGCCTGAAAAGCAAGCGCGCTCAGAAGGACATGCAGATTCGACAGGAGGTGGCTATCGCAACCATGCGAACCATCAACGACCTTCCGTTCTTCAAGCGGCTGGCTTTCTGTCTGAGTGCATTGTGTAAGCGCCTATGAGGTATGTTGAGTGCGAACTGAGCCCGCTGCTCGAAAGGGCCGGCATCAACAGGTCAGAACTGGCGAGACGCATGGGCGTCACAAGGGGCGCTGTCTCCAAGTGGAAAGGCAGAATTCCAGCGTATGCATACAGCTACCTTGTGTTGCTCATTGCACACAATAAGTTGCTGGTCGATACTGGTACATGTACCATTGAGGGATGTCATCGACGGAGAAGCAGCTAGCCGAAGACATCGCCGACTTTTACGCAGACCCGCTCGGGTTTGTCATGTACGTTTTTCCTTGGCAACAGGAAGGCGGACCGCTCGAACATCAGACAGGCCCCGACGACTGGCAGGTTGACATATTAACCGAGATTGGGAGGGGGGTCGAAAGCGGCGACCTCGAATCAGCGTTGCGTGTGGCCGTATCGTCTGGCCACGGTATCGGAAAGAGTGCCCTTGTTGCGTGGATTATTCTCTGGTTCATCTCAACGCGCCCACATCCGCAAATCGTGGTGACAGCAAACACCCAAGGTCAGTTGTCCACAAAGACATGGCGAGAGCTTGCTAAATGGCACCGACTGGCAATCAATCGCTCGTGGTTCCAATGGACCGCCACGAAGTTCTACCTCAAAGAAGAGCCAGAGACATGGTATGCATCGGCTATTCCATGGAGTGAGAAGAACTCGGAGGCGTTCGCCGGCACGCATGAAGAGCACGTCATGGTTATCTTCGACGAGGCGAGCGCTATCGCAGACTGTATATGGGAGGTTTGCGAAGGCGCCATGACAACGCCCGGCGCTATGTGGTTGTGCTTCGGGAATCCAACAAGGAACACCGGCCGCTTCCATGACTGCTTCACGGAGCAGGCCCATCGGTGGATTACTCGCCATATTGACTCCAGAACAGCCAAAATGGCCAACAAGAAGCAGCTGCAAGAGTGGGTTGAGGATTACGGCGAAGACTCCGATTTTGTTCGCGTCCGTGTTCGCGGCGTGTTTCCTCGCGCCGGCTCCAATCAGTTTGTACCTTCTGATGTTGTTGAGAACTGTGCGAGATACAAGGCGGAGGGATTCGAGAACGAACCCCTTGTCTTTGGCTGCGACGTGGCAAGATATGGCGACAACAAGTGCGTTATCGCAAAGCGGCGCGGGCGTAAACTCATTGAGATGAAGAAATGGCTCGGAATATCCACCATGGAGTTTGCAACCCATATCTCAAGGGAGATTCTGTCGGACGCACCAGATGCGGTGTTTATCGACGGAGCGGGTGTTGGCGGCGGTGTTATCGACAGGCTTGACCAGCTTGGCTTCAATGTCATTGAGGTGCAGGCTGGTGGTTCGCCAGAGGATGATGACAGGTACACAAACAAGCGAACAGAGTGCTGGTCACGGATGAAGGAGTGGCTGTCGAAAGGTGCAGAGATTGGAGATGATAAAGACCTCCAGCGCGGCCTTGTAGGCCCCGAATACTATTTCAACGCGCAGAACAAGATTCAGCTTGAAAGGAAGGAGGATATGAAGGCAAGAGGCTTGGAGTCTCCAGACGAGGCCGATGCATTGGCTCTCACTTTTGCCGAACGTGTGTTATCATTCGCCAAATCGACGTTGCGCACACGACAGCAGAATCGCGGCTGGAGAGTTGTGTAGGAGGGATAAATGGCAGGGTTCGAAAAGGGAGGCACAAAGAGCGCGCACGAGCCGGGGGTGATGGATGAAATGCCCGGTCGGCCAGATGGCGGAATAGCCGAAAAGCACGAGGCCAACAGCGAAGAGCAGTCCATTGTTGAAAAGGTAAGGATGTTCTGGAATGAGGCCAGAATACGTCAGGCGGATGCCAGATATGAAATGGCGCTCGATGAAGATTTTTACGATGGGCTCCAGTGGTCACGAGAAGATGAACTGATTTTGCGTGAGCGTGGGCAGAGCCCTCTAGTCATCAATGAAATCAAGCCAACAGTGGACTGGATTCTCGGAACAGAGAAGCGCACGAAAATCGACTACAAGGTACTCCCGAGAAAGAACATACGCGAACACATCATTGCCGCAGCCGCCAAGTCGCAACTGTTGAAATATGTACAGGATGTCTCCTACGGGCAGATTGAGAACTCCGATGCATTCAAGGAATGCGTTGTGGCCGGCCTTGGCTGGCTGGAGATTGGCATTCGTGGCGACTCCACCGATGACCCGGTTTTCATGCGACACGAAAGCTGGCGAAACATCTGGTGGGATTATCGTTCGAAGACCAAGACGCTGGATGACTGCCGCTATGTCATTCGGGCGAAGTGGCTCGATTTGGATATTGCGAAGGCGATTTTTCCAGACCACAAGGAATCCCTTGAGCTTGCTGCAAGGAACTTTGATGCTGTGGCCGAGGATGAAATCGAATTCGCCACTCAGTCGCAAAACATAGACGGCACGGCGGTATCGGCATCATGGACAACCCCTGTCTTTGCTGACGACTTCAATGTGGTGGACAACAGGCGCAAGATTGTTCGGGTTATCGAGTGCTGGTACAAGGAGCCAACGAAGACAAGGGTTATTCGTGGCGGATACTTTGACGGGGTTGACGAGGATAAGGCCGACCCCGACTTGCTGAAATACGAGATTGATTCAGGTGTGGCGTCATTGACGGACACCATCGGTATGCGCGTCAAATTCGCAACCATCACCGGAAACATCCTTCTTCACGCCGACAACTCACCATATTTCCACAACCGATTCCCATTCATCCCGCTGTTCTGCTATCGGCGCGCACGGGACGGGGCGCCGTATGGCGTTGTCCGCAACATTCGTGGCGTGCAGGAAGATTTGAACAAGCGTCGGTCCAAGGCGCTGCATATCCTGTCCACCAGAGGCATCATTGCAGATGTCGATGCCGCCAGCGTAAGCGGATGGAAGGCCATCGAGGATGAGCGGAATCGCCCCGACTACCTGATTAAACTGGACGGCCGCAGAGGCGCGAGATTTGAAATCAACGAGGACAACGCCTTGGCGCATGAGCACGTTGTTCTCATTGAGCAGGATAAAGAGGCCATTCGTGAGGTTGGCGGGGTCACAAACGAAAATCTTGGGCAGGACTCCAACGCCATTTCCGGCAAGGCGGTTCTCGCCAAGCAGAACCAAGGCTCTGTGGTCACGGCTGAGATTTTTGACAACTTCCGCTTTTCTCAGCAGCTTCAAGGTGAGGTTTTGCTTTCCCTTATCGAGCAGTTCTACACCGAAGAGAAGACCATTCGAATCGCCGGCGAGCGCGGCCGATATACTCACACGACAATCAACCGCGTTGAGCCGGACGGCAGCGTCATCAATGATACCACCACGGCTAAGTCTGATTTCGTCATTTCCGAGCAGGATTACCGCGAGTCGCTGAGGCAATCCATGTTCGAGACGCTTTCGGATATGCTCACCAAGCTCTCGCCAGATGTTGCATTCAATCTGCTTGACCTCGTGATTGATATGAGTGACATCCCCGGGAAGAGCGATATTGTCGAGCGAATCCGCAAGCTCAACGGGCAGCGTCCGCCGTCTGATGATTCCAGCGTCGATATTACCGACAGACATGAGATGTCACCGGAAGAGAGAGCGGATGCCGAAGCCGAGCAGAGACAAGCTGAGCTTGAGGCAAGAATGCAGCAGCTTGAACTTGCACTCAAGGAGGCCGGCGTGCGCAAGGAGATGGCAGACGCCATTCTCCGCGAAGCCAAGGCAGAAACCGAGCGGGCAAAGGCAAGGAAGACAAAGACCGATGCTCGTGTCACCGAGCAGTCTCACAATATCAACATGGGCGAAAAGCTCGGCATTGTGAAACCTGCAACAAGCAGCGATGGCGACAGCCATAAACCAGAGAAAAGGGGATAAACCATGTCAGATGAAGCGCAAGCATTGAGCACAAACAGGGTCGCAAGGGTGGACCTTGACGACAGCTTCTCGGAAGAGGATTTCTCTCTCCTGTCCGAAGAAGAGCGTAAGGCTCTCGAAGAGAACGTGGAGGAAGATGCCAAGGTTGTGGATAACCAAGACTCCGACGAAGGCAATGCCGGCGATGGCCGCACCGATGAAGAAGGCACCGATGAAGAAGGCACCGATGAAGAAGGCGCCGATGAAGAGGGCGCCGGCGAAGAGGGCGCCGGCGAAGAGGGCTCTGACAAAGAGGATTCCGACACTTCGAAGGCCAAGTCGCCGGAAATCAAGGATGTTGTGGAGGCGAAGACTGACTCCTTCACGCCGCAGCTTCCCGAGGATTTCGTCGAGAACTACGAGGAAAAAATCGCCGAACTGGCAGCCAAGTACGAAGACGGCGAGATTGACCTAGCCGAGTACACAAAGGCCACTCAGGCGCTTGCAACTCAGCAGGCACTCGCAGAATCCAATCGCAAGACAAACGAGATGCTTGCGGCTCAGCGATGGGAGGCCGACAAGGCCGCGTTCTTTGAGCTCAACCCGCAGTTCAAGGAAGAGGTCAACCCTGACATGTTCGATGCTCTC